CTATGATAACCGCGCATTCAACATAGCTACCTGTTCGTCGTTCATGTCATCAATCCACATACCGTAAATTTCATACACCATCTGCGCAGTTTCATGCCCCATCTGGCTGGCTATAAATGCCGGGTTCGCTCCTGCCGTCAACAACCAGCAGGCAAAAGTATGCCGCGTATGGTACGGATTACGGCGGCGAATACCAGCACGTTTTACTGCTGCATTCCATCTCGCCCCCAGACTGCTTACCGAGTAATAAGGTTTCTGTTTTCCGTTACACACCCTGGGCATGAAAACAAAATGCAGTTTTTGCTTTTCGGTTCTGCCGTACTCCCGATGATAAAAAGTGATTTCGCTTTTGCGATGATGCCCGGTTAGTTTGTATTGCTCCTTCAGTGCTTCAATAGCAGGCCGCAGTAGTGTTACCGTCCGAATCCCCGCATTTGTTTTTGGGGGACCGAACATATCAAGTATCGTCAGGTTTCTTCTGACATTCACAATTCCCTTCTCGAAATCCACATCCTCCCACGCCAGAGCAGCCAGTTCCCCGTGACGAAGCCCGGAGTAAACGGCAAATTTCCACAAGTTCTGGCTCTGTCCTTTTTCACTTTCCATTAATGCATTGAATTCTGTTTTAGATAACGGATCTGGCTTTATTCTGTTTCGCTGTAATTTTTTTACTCCTTCAAATGGTTTGGTTGATATAAATCCCGACTGATACGCAAAACGTAACAACGAACAGAGCAGGGCGATATAGTTATCAACTGTGCGCACGGTTCTTCCTTTTTTGTTGGATCTTGGATTATCCAGGTAAAGCGTTTCTCCATGCAGCAGTTCATTCCGGTAGTTTAAGATATCGCTATAACGAATATGTGATATTGGGGTACTCTCACAAATTATTATCCTGAGTGTTTTTAATTGTGATTTCGTTTTCTTCATTGTGTTTGTTGTTAACTCTGTCTCTTTAATTTTTGTCCAGATATCACAAAGCTCCCCGAACGTTTTTATGACCCTCGTTGTCACCATTTTTGCCCCAGTGCTGGACTGGGGGAAACGTCTTAAATACTCAAATTCACCGGAATTGATTTCATGAACTATCAACGCTCTTAAATTCCCGGCTTTTTTAATGTTACTGTTAGTAACCTCCCAGCCTTTCAATGTTTCCCGACATCGTTTTCCTCGAAACATGAACCAGATGCGAATGTATTTACCTCGAATCTCGACACCTGTTGGTAATTTAGACATATCATGAGTCTTTGATAAACTGATTTATCTTTGGATAGTTGTACCAGATAATCCCTCGCTTACTGTCTGGCTTCCCTAAAGGAGATACTCGTTTGAAGTGGAAGCCTTCCACCCAACAGTTCTGGCGGTATGCTTCAATTTGTCTGGCCCCCAGACCAGTGCGAAGCATCAGGCCGTATTCAACCATCCACTCTTCATTAAAGATTACTTGTGCCATCGCATCACCTCTGGCAGGCGCCAATGTTAGACTGAAATTGACGCCCGATGTTGATTATTAATAATCAGCTATGAAGTTTTAATTTGAATACAATGCAATTCACGAGGACTGAAGTTGCTCGCAATTAAAATTTATCAGTTTTACTTTCTGCTCTCTGGAAACGCCTGCTTCTTTTTTACCTGAGAGCATTTTTTCGCATTCTGATTTGGTTAATTTTGTTTTTGAGTACCTTGTCCAGTTAGTAGGAGTGCCACCTTCCTTTTCAATAGTGGCGGTAATTTTATACATGAACACCTCCATTATTATTTCCAGTGGTTCGTTTATTCCATCGTTCGAGTGCTTCTTTTTCACTTCCACCATAGCCGGTTCGGGATTCGCATCCGTTACACTTCGCGCGGTAATATCCTGAAATGGCTTTCACCGTTACTGATGGACAACCACAAAAAGGGCATGGTTTGACTTTTTCATACCGCATTGTCTTTTCTCTCATAAAATAAAATTTTGTGATGGCGGTGAGGCTACACCGCCAAAGTCAATATCAGGAGCCGATATATTCTGGTTTCATATCTGTCAGTGTCGTTTTATACGCCTCATATAATTCACCCAGATGTGGCCGGGCAGCATTCAGCGTATTTTCCAGAGCAGTAAATTTTTGTTCTGCTTCTGGATCACCTGAAGAAGGTAGGTCATTTATCATCTTCTCGATACGGGCAATAGCATTGAGACGGTGATGACGCTGAACCACTTTTCCTTTAAGTTCCGTATAGAGAGCGCCAAGTGTATTTTTATGATCTTCCACTTCCTGGCGAAGTGCTGTTGTTTCCCCGGTGCTTTGTGCCTGCTCAATACGTTCACGGAAAGCATCGATCCAGTTTTCCCCGGCATCCTGCTCAATAATTGTTGTTTCACGTTCCGCGCGGCAAGCGGAAGTGTTTTTATGTTCCTGAACCGGATTAATGATTTTTTCCTGTGGCTCGTCCAGTTCGTCCCTGGTGTACACTCCAAGAATCACTTCGGGGCAATAAAGGCGCGCCCAGCGTTTCAGCGCTAGATAGGCAAGCTGCTGGCGAGGATCGTCGGCCCATAGCGTTGAGTTACGTGTTCTGGCCTGCGCCAGAAGTAATTCCAGTACGCGTGGTTTACTTTCGCCGCGTAGTGTTGCCTGGACACGAACACCGATCCCGTTTTCATCGGCCAGCTTCCAGCCAGGTACACGATATTCTTTCCCTTTGTCGCTCTTCCTGATTTCAAATTTCCCGATAATTTTTTCCCACGGCCCGAACCAGTCATATTCAATACGCCCGGTTAGCGGCCCACGAGTACTGATTACGGCATTAACCAGTTGCGCTTCATATCCGAGCACACCATTCACAACGAAAGTTTTCTGAGCTACTGCGTAAGGGTTCATTTGCCACTGCATCGCCTGCATGGTGATGGCCATGCAGTCTGATGGATTTCCTCGGAGGTGTTCCGGTACAGTAGCCATGCCGGAAGCCATTACCTGGGAAAATGTCTGAATTGCAGCCATGGACTGAGGGCTGAAAACCGCAACATTAGAGTTAATATTTTCTTGTTGAGTTAATTCGTTCATTGTGTCCTTCCTCAGATGCTCAGTGCTTCAAGACGACGAAGATCAAAGTCGTTTAATTCGTCGGTATAACTTTCGGTAATCGGTGCTGGCCAGTTGTTTGTCTCCAGGGCTTCGTTTATCTGGCGTAGCGTCCGGCGATATTCCTGTCGACCAAGTTCCAGGAGTTCCTGCGAGGCTTCCACGACTGCCACCCAGTGATAGCCAGCATCTTTGTTGACGAAGATCCAGAAAAATTTGTCCAGGTTTGCCACATCGCAATACATTGCGGCGCTGAGGTGATAATCACGCTCAATAATTTCACGGTGCAGGCGATCTTTAAGTCGTTCCTGTCGCACATAACCGAGGCTGACTGACTTCACGTCAGCGCAAATGCTTTCGTATGGCAGCCGGATTTCGATATCAGGACGGACCCTGATTTCCAGCCCGGTTTCTTCATCAAACCCGAAATAGCTGATTTCAGATTTGCGATCCGGGTGGTTGAGTAGCCTTGCTGCATCGGTATTGTTTTGCAGTGCCGCGTGAATATTTTTTGCCTGTTCATACATCTCCGGACTGATAAACGTTTTCCCGGCATTTTCTTCTTGCTGGCGTTTTTGCCAGTCCTCCAGTGTCACCAGTTCCGGGCGAATTTTCCGTGCGATTTCGGTTAATTGCTCTTTTGTGCCACTGATGTTGTAAGGCAAAGATTTAGCACGTTCTTTTTTTGCCAGTTCTGGGTCTACAGTTTCAATTTGATCCAGAAGCTGCTCCCGTGCTCCACTGGTTTTCAACAGAGGAGGGAGGCTTGCGTTGTATTCTTTAATACAGGCTTTCATTGCTGATGCTGTGTGTTTTTCCCCCTCAGGAATACGCCGAAATTCCACCGGAAGCGAACCGTAAAGGATGCCTGTTTCTTCGGCCCCGGCACTTACAGACAGTGGCTGTATAAGAGTGCTGTTGTAGCTTTCGATCCACTCTTTCATCTGCTCTGGTGTCATCAGTGCTGGCAGACTGGCATTGTGTTTTTTAATGATGGCGATCAGTTCGCTAGAAGTAGTAACCACATATTCAGGAACCGGTACCGGAATGGCATATTCATCAGCGAATTTATCCGTTTCCAGAACATAGCTGTGAATGATCCGCCCACGCAGCAGTGCATCACTTTCCTCGTTCGGAATAGTTCCGGCAATGTGCCGTCCGTGGTAATACATCAGGCTGATACGGGCATCCTTCAGCATCGTGCTGCTTATTCCGTTGGCGGAGTGATAAACCTCGTTCGGGAGGTTTTCATAGCGGCCAGGCTCGAAATATGACGGCCACATGATTTCAGTTGCTACAGGAGCTGACGCTTCACCAGTTTCATCACTGCAATCACGATGCGGATCGCTGCCAGCATTCCCATTGTGCGGATGTTCAGCGCCTTCCATTTCCTCCGGATCATTTTCCTTAGCTTCAACCTGATTCTCTTCATCGAATGTTTCCTGGTATGTTGCGTCGCCCATCACCGCACCACAGTCAGGGCAGTTATCCCCGCCAGTCTGACCGCAGGCATTGCAGACTATTTCCGGTTTCTGTTGCACTACTGGCTCAGGTTGTTTCACATCCGGGCTGGTTTTTACAGTTTCTGGCGTGTTTTGTTTCGTTTCTGGCTGGTTCTGGTACACAGAGTCGCGAGTCTGGATCCCCTTTACCCATTTCGGATCGTTCGGGTCGCTAATTCCGTCAACAAATTCACCACGTGATGCAGCAAGCAATTTATCGGCATCGACAGGATTTTTTGATGGAATGTTTTTCCGGGCTTCATGGAGTTCTGCCCGCAGTTTCTGATATTTCGCATCAACAGAATTTACCTGTGACTGAGCATCCAGCGGCTGCGTGTCCTGATGATGTTCAGTTGCATCCGGTTCCACTGTTTCAGCCGTTGCCTGTTTATCTGCCATTGCGCAAGATGGTTGCGGTTTTTCTTCACCATCGTGTTTTCCTTCTTCTGTTACACGCTGCGGCATTGGGGCAGAGGAACGACCGCAGGCAATATCCACGATTTCCGGATCAGGGTTGGCATGATCGGTTTCAATCAGCACCTTGTTCAGATATTCAGTGACATGCGCAGGGATAACCTCGATCCCAATTGGTGCTTCTTTTACGGACGCAACCACGATGGCGCGGGAATAATCCAGCCCGCCAGGCATGGTGATGAATTTGTCGCGGAAAACAGAAAAGGGCGGTTTATTTTCAGAGATAATTTCCTCGACACGTTTAGCGTGTGCCGGATGAAGGTTATAAATGTCCACGTCCATTGAACGGGCCAGGACGCCAGTGGCTACGTCGCGCGCCAGTGACGTCAGATCGTGAACGAAACCTTCGCCGCGATCGGTGAGGTTCCCGCCGCCAGCATTAGCGCCGGAAGCCGTGCGCGTGATGCGTGAAACACGATTTCCTTTCATCCACTCTTTTGTCAGCAGACCACGATCGGTGTAGTCTGCGTCCAGGTATGCTTCGAAAAAAGCAGTCATCAGCCCCAGGCTTGAATTGCCTGGATTAGGGAAAACTCTGTCAGTATCACGCACCAGTTTGTGGAGATCGCGAATTTCCAGCGGGTCGAGCAGGCTGGTTTTGTGGGAAACAGCCAGGGCAGTAACAGCTGGTAGTTCTTCAGCTCGTGCAATGTGTAATGCCTGGAGTTCGTCGCGTGAAACGTGCGTTACCGGTTTTTCGCTGCCGTGTTGAGCAAGCCAGCGAATGGGCAGCTCCTGACCGGAAATCGGGAGTAGCATATTCTCCTCAATCTCCGTCATGTCTTCGCCATTAACATTGGTATTGTCAGTGCTGGCTGGTTTGTCCTGCGCAGAGGATGAGGGCGCGATAAATACCATTGTGATGCCATCTTCCCCGCCTTTTTTGTAACGGTTGCAGAATTCCGTATCAAATACGCCCTCTGGTGGAAGGTCATCAACAACGGGCAAATTGACGCGAACAGGTTTTTTAAAGTCATCTTCATCGTAGCCAGCATCGTCAATCGCAACAGCACCACGGGATATGGCAATGGATAATTTTTTCGCTTCAGCCCAGTAGAAACCGCCTTTAATACCGAGACGTTTTCTTACTTTGTCATTTTTTGCTTCGTAATACAGTGGGTAAACTTGTTTATCGGTGCTCATTGTTTTTTTAACCTCAACTTAGATTAAAATTACTGCGAGTGATGAATAAATGTCCCAGGTTCTTCACTCAGGCCTGCACAGTGTGCAGGCTTTCTTTTTTTTCAGATTTCACCCTTTGATTTCATTGCAATCAGAGTTGCCAGAAATTCGGCTTTTTTTTCTGCGGGCAGATTCTTTCCGATATGCACCAGGCACATTTTTTTGACGCCTTCGTTAAGTGTTTTAACGTTGCCTGATGGACCGTCGATATCAACCACAGTGAAAGGGGTTTCTTTATTTTCTGTTTTAATCACGTAGCCAATACGCTTTCCTTCCAGGCTGACTTCGTGAACAATGTCATCAGTAGTAACAACAGTGGCTTCATAACTGGTAATCATGTTTTTCTCCTTAATTAAGGTTGAGCGAATCCCTGCCATTGCTGGCATAAATTCAGTTTCGGATAGTCAGTTAATTAAAGTTCGTGTGCCATCTGGTCTTTTTCGGCACAGATTTCACTACAATATTTTTTCATTTCCGTCGTTGGTATAACTCCACGCATGAAATGAAGTGGTCTTGTAATGATTTTGCTTTCTTCAATTTCTTTATTGCAAAGGTGATAAGCACATTTTATTTTCTTAGTCATTACCATGACTCCGCCTTTACAGGTAAACCATCACGACCGAGGAAGACTCTAATCATGCAGTCAGAAATGCATGTTTTTGTAGTCAGGCTACGAATATAAAGTTTTCGCTTTTTAATATTGTTTGCCGAGGCGATATATGTCCGACCTTCATGAAGAACATAATCGCCAGGGGTCACACACTGACGTGGTATTTCATCAGTTCCGAAGTGATGAGCAATCATAATTATCTCCATTTTTACAAATGAATTTTGTCGATGCGGTGCCTGGTGCCTCCAGGTGACGTTAACCAGTTAACAATTAACGCCGGATACAGAGAATCCACCCATAACACTGTTTTTGGTTTTAACTGTTCCGCGTGCGCTTAGCCGCATTCACCGCATCACAAAATTCACTTTAAAAAGGGCGGCAGAGCAGCCACGGAGTAAAACTGATACCGCCAAACGTCACCAGAAAATTGATAACAGAGGGCGTTGCAGCGGGGTTGTCACTTAAGCGTATGGTCAACCTGACAACCCGGTGTCCTCAACGGGGAAGGAATAACCCCGCCATACTTACCGCCGCGCCATTTCGCGGAGTGCCACAACCGGAAGCGCACGTTCGAAGAAATCTAACGACAAGCCTTCTGAGGGAAAGAGCTTCGCCGTACGCTTTCGCGTTATGCCCTGACTTTTCAGGGAAATATCCTTTCAGTAAACTGTCAGTACCGGATTCTTATCCGTGTCCGGCGCACGACCACACGTGACAGCGTGTTGGTCTCCATTTTTAACCCAGAACCTCAATGGAGGATAAAATGCCAAACAAAAAAGAAATCCGCTTATTGAAAAACAGATTGAATGCCTGGTAAATCAACTCAGGCAATCAGGGTTATTAAAAACTCATTCAGAGTTGAGGCTCACAGAATCAGCATTCGACGATAAATTAAATAATGTCCTTTATAATGGCATTATTGATTTTAATCGTTCTGTTGGTCGCCGCGGCCCTGCTGGTGTTTCCTTATAATTACCAGTCAATCCAGAGTGGACCGTGTTCAGCGTAAATATAACTGTACACATCCAGATTATATTTGTGGTCTGTTAAGAACAGGCCGCAAATACATGCCGAAGCTTCCAGTGCAGCGGCTCTGTTACTGAATAACCATGTAGCAACATTCCAGCGTTTTTCTGCATCCCAGTCTTTCTCAAGGCCTGATACCATGAAGAAACCGTTAGTGTTGCCATCAAATAATTCTGTTTCCAAATTTTTAAGCAATGCCTGATGGACTCTTGCCAGGTATTCCGCCGGAATTTCGCCACGAATTCTGATGAGATTGTCATAAACAAACATGTTCCCCGCATATGGCGATTTTTCTTTCTTGTTTTTTAAACCAGCATCATGAGCAAACTGATCAATTTCTTCTTCCGTTGGTTTCGTATTGATGTTTTGCGCTGTCGTTTCTGCAATTTTATTTGCCACACTCTCTGAGTCGTGTTTATTTATAGACGCACAGAAATACAATCCGGTAAACGCATCGCGCACATTACGAGCTATATTATCAGTGTCTTTTTTCGTTACCGATTCCAATTCAAGTTCGTTCAGACGATGACGAAGTGTGTGTGCTGCAATCTCCTGGATTGAAGGAGGTAAATCTTTAAATTCCATCGTCAACCTCATTAGTCGGAGTTTCTTGCTAACCAGCGATGCGCGCCAGCTTCGGTTTTAAACGATTTGCTTTTGGTATACGTCATGGCGGTGAATGTGCCGTCCTGATTGGGAAACACGCCACATACCAGAGATTCGTTGTTGCCAAGATCGATAGTATCCATGTTGACCTCATTTCCCCTTAACGCCGGGTGGCGGAACGTTTTATCTACTGCGCTTTGTATCAATCAACAACTGCCGTCATGTTCGTATGCCTCAGGCTGGCTACTTAGCCCTGTTCAGTGGCTGGATAACTCGAGGTATTGTCCAGCCGTTCTCTGGTGGGGCGTTGTTTGGATATGCTTATTAAACACAATGCGTTTTCTTATGTCAACACGAAATGTGTTTTGTGGTGGGTGTCATATGATGATGGTACAAAAAAGCCCGCTGATAGCGGGCTGATTGGCATATTACTGTGATAGCAAGATCATTACTCCGGTGGGGGATTATCTTTAAGCCTGCCTCTCAAATATTTTTCTACATACTCATCGATTTCTTTTAGCCGGACTTCAAATAGCTCAATCATTCGTTGTTGTTCTGAGCCAGGTAGCTGGTTAAACAACTCAAGAAGTTTTCGTTGGGATTCATTTAACCACAATTCAGAAGATTCCTGTTCTCCAAATAGGAGCTCAGGAGGAGATATGCCAAGTGCCTTTCCCAATACGACAGCGTCATGCACTCCAACATTTCTGCTGCCCGCCTCATAGTTACCTATACGCGATTGCGTCCATCCGCAGATTTCAGCAAGTTTTCCTTGAGATAAACCAAGCTTCTGCCTGCGCTCTTTAAGACGCATTGCAATTTTGTCATTGAGCCTACTAGCGGCAATTTTTTCGTTTTCTTTTTCCATTGCATCCTTGTATCACGAATCGTGATTCACATAAAACACAAAACAGCTTGACCATATAACACAAGGTGTGTTTAAAATTGTCATCGGAGGTTTTCAATGAACAAAATTTCAACATATCGAAAACAGCTTGGGCTGTCTCAAAGACAACTTGCTGTTCAGTTAGGGTGGATACAAAGCCGACTGGCAAATTACGAAGCAAATTTTCGTACCCCTGGACTAGAGGAGTGCAGAAAAATTGTTTCTACCCTTAATCGGCTTGGCGCTCATTGTGGACTTGACGATGTATTCCCCCCAGACGGTAAGCATAGCGAAAACAGCATAGGAGCGGTTGATTCATGAAAATCAGGCATGAGCACATCGAATCAGTGTTGTTAGCCCTGGCAGCCGAAAAAGGGCAGGCGTGGGTCGCTAACGCAATTACTGAAGAATATCTGCGCCAGGGGGGCGGCGAATTGCCCCTGGTACCAGGCAAGGACTGGAACAATCAGCAGAATATCTATCACCGTTGGTTGAAAGGTGAAACGAAAGCGCAAAGGGAAAAAATTCAGAAACTGATCCCTGCGGTTCTGGCAATTATTCCGCGCGAGCTGCGTCACCGACTCTGCATCTTCGATACCCTGGAACGCCGTGCATTACTGGCGGCGCAGGAAGCGTTGAGTACGGCAATTGATGCGCATGATGATGCAGTCCAGGCCGTTTACCGGAAAGCGCATTTCAGCGGCGGCGGGTCTTCCGAAGATTCTGTCATTGTTCATTAAGCAAAAGTTTCCATGCTGTTTGTGCTTATTCTAAGCCACCGGGCAGCATCATACGGGGCAATTATGGCCGCATTACCATACATGCAACTGTACATAGCTGATTACTTGGCTGACACCATGCATTTGTCAGCAGAGGAGCATGGTGCGTATTTGTTGCTGATGTTCAATTACTGGCAAACAGGAAAGCCAATACCTAAAAACAGACTGGCAAAAATTGCCCGTCTGACTAACGAGCGATGGGCTGATGTTGAACCATCCTTGCAGGAGTTTTTTTGCGATAACGGCGAGGAATGGGTGCATCTTCGGATTGAGGAAGATCTGGCATCAGTCAGGGAAAAATTAACCAAAAAATCAGCCGCAGGAAAAGCATCTGTTCAGGCCAGAAGAAGCAGAAAGGAAGCAGATGTTCAAAAAAAACAAGAGAGAAATTTAACAGGTGTTCAAACAGATGTTGAAGTGGTGTTTGAACATGATGTCAACACAAAGGCAACTAATAAAGATACAGATAAAGATCTAAAAACAGATCCCCCCCTAAATCCCCCCCTAAATCCCCCCCGGGGGAATCGAGGTGTCAAAAAGTTTGACCCTCTGGATATTGCTTTGCCGAACTGGATTTCTGTCTCGCTTTGGCGTGAGTGGGTTGAATTTCGCCAGGCATTGCGTAAACCGATTCGAACGGAGCAGGGCGCTAACGGGGCGATACGGGAGCTGGAAAAATTCCGCCAGCAGGGTTTTTCACCTGAGCAGGTGATTCGACACAGCATCGCCAATGAATACCAGGGCTTGTTCGCGCCGAAAGGTGTTCGACCTGAGACGTTACTCCGACAGGTTAACACCGTTTCGCTACCGGATAGTGCGATCCCGCCAGGCTTCAGGGGGTAACAGACCATGAAAAATATTGCGACAGGCGGCGTTCTGGAGCGTATCCGCAGACTGACCCCACCACATGTAACCGCCCCATTCAGAACGGTTGCGGAGTGGCGTGAGTGGCAACTTGCTGAAGGACAGAAACGTTGCGAGGAGATCAACCGCCTGAATCGTCAGTTGCGGGTGGAAAAAATTCTGAATCGCTCTGGCATCCAGCCGTTGCACCGTAAATGCTCGTTTGCGAATTACCAGGTGCAGAACGACGGCCAGCGATACGCGTTAAGCCAGGCGAAATCCATCGCCGATGAACTGATGACCGGGTGTACAAATTTTTCGTTCAGCGGAAAACCTGGTACCGAGAAGAATCACTTAGCGGCAGCTATCGGGAATCGCCTGCTGAAAGACGGTCAGACAGTGATTGTGGTTACCGTGGCTGATGTTATGAGCGCCCTGCACGCCAGCTATGACGACGGGCAGTCAGGCGAAAAATTTTTGCGGGAGCTGTGCGAAGTGGATCTGCTGGTTCTTGATGAAATTGGCATTCAGCGCGAGACGAAAAACGAGCAGGTGGTGCTGCATCAGATTGTTGATCGCCGGACAGCGTCGATGCGCAGCGTGGGGATGCTGACAAACCTGAACTATGAGGCCATGAAAACATTGCTCGGTGAGCGGATTATGGATCGCATGACCATGAACGGCGGGCGATGGGTGAATTTTAACTGGGAGAGCTGGCGTCCGAATGTTGGTCAGCCAGGAATTGCGAAGTAATTTTTGTTGGAGGACGTTTTAATGGAAACTGTATTTGACGCACTGAAAGCAATGGGAAAAGCCACGTCGGTAGAACTGGCTGCGCGACTTGATATCAGTCGTGAAGAGGCTGTCAACGAGCTGTGGGAACTCAAAAGAAATGGCGTCGTTGATAAAACTGGTCACACCTGGTTTCTGGCTGGCGAAGGTGAATCCCGGGTAACCGAAGAGCGGTCAGTAAAATCTGAAGCACAGGATATGCTGACCGGGGAGGTCGAACAAAAAGTTACCGCAGACATGATGATTGAGTTTATCGGTCAGGATGGGGCTAAAACGTGTGAGGAACTGGCGGGTAAGTTCGGTGTCAGTACTCGCAAGGTTGCTTCCACGCTGGCGGTGGTAACCGCAACGGGGCGGCTGGCACGCGTTAATCAGAACGGTAAATTTCGTTACTGCATGCCGGGCGATAATTTACCAGCAGAGCCGAAAGCCGCGCTGGTAACGGAAAGTGATGGTAAGGCCTTTCCTCAGCCAGCAGGTGCTGCGTTACCAGTCCGGGAAGCCGCAACACAGGAAGAAATTAAAACAGAAACTGTGGCGGACATTGTGCAGCCGTTGCCATCGTTTACCGAAACGCAAGCAGATGAGCTGATTTTTCCGTCCCTTCGCAGGGCAAACCTGGCGCTGCGCAGGGCGAAAAGTGATGTTCAGAAGTGGGAGCGAGTCTGCGCCGCGCTGCGGGAGCTGAACAAGCACCGGGATATTGTTCGACAGATTACTGATTCTTCCCGCCGTGTTGTATCGGAAAAGTGATTGCCGGAGGCGCTTATGGCGAAACCTTTTACACACGAACAGCGTGAAGAACTGAAGGCCCGAATTATCGGGCTGGTACGCAAAAATGAACGCATGACGATATCACAACTGGAGAGAGCGACGGGAGCAGGCTGGCATTCAGTCAGACGTTGCCTTGTGGATGTACTGGCTTGTGGCGATTTATACATGCCCGGTAAATACGGTTTTTTTACATCAGAACAGGTGTATCGCGTATGGCGTAAGGCAGCGGAGAAAACAACCGACCAGACATTGATTCGAAAGTTACCAGACGGAGAAATACGCCGCTACGACAGACAACAGAACATAATCTGTGGCGAGTGCCGGAAGAGTGAAGTTATGCTGCGTGTACTGGCTTTCTATCAGGGTAATTTTCAGGAGGCGATACTGTGAATGAAATTAGCTATCAGGCTTCAATTACCGCTGGCATTCACATCAAAGGAGAAGAGCATGGAAATAAAACCAGAAGATGAGTTAAGCAATATCGTTTTATTTCCGGTAAAAGAGGATGACCCACGTAATCAGGTTAATTTTCTCTATGAGCCATCGGAAAGACCATATTGCCATCACGCCTCTGTCCGGGTTGACGAAAAAGAGCGTCAGGTCCGCTGTAAAATCTGCGGTGCAGTTGTGGAGCCATTTGACTGGATGCTCTCTGTGGCGAAAAGAGAAACCAGACTGGCAGATGATGTAAGGATCTTGCGCCAGGAGGAACGGGAAAGGCGGAGAAATATAGAAAAGCTAATTCAGATTGAGCGTAACGTGAAAGCGCGGATACGCAGGGTGACAAAATCCAGAACTGAATAATTAAATTTAGCTCTGTTAAAAATTTAATCCTTAACCGGGGGTATATCAATGTCAAACGCACAGAAAGTTATTAACGCTGAAAAATATAACGAGTGGGTGAAAAAGTTCTCAGAGCAGATTTTTAAAATTACTGGCGACGAGAATGCGGCAAAAAATGAATTAGAGCCGTGGACACCTGAAGGTGTCGACCCAAATTATTGCTGGTGGGATGTTGATCCAGTTGATGCTGCAAATGAAGCTATGAGTTATCACAACGATTAATGTCAGGAGGCCGCCCGAAAGGGCGGTAATGAAAAGTGACTGAATTAACCAAAAGAGAAATTAATCGAAGAAGCCAAATTAAAAATAGCGGTTGCGAACTGTTACCCTAATTCAGAGATGGCCAGGGTAGAGGGTGAGCTATTCAAAATTGCACTGGCATCGCTGGAAGCAGAACCGATAGCGTGGGAATGCGGTGAAAACATAATCCTGTTTAACCCTGACACAGTTGAAGCATACGCAAAACGTGCGGAAATATCACCTAAACCACTATTCTCCGCGCCGCCAGCGCTGGTAGTGCCTGATAAGTTGCCGCGTGAATACAGAAACGGTTGGCCTCTTGCGTATAGTGATTATGCTGAAGGCTGGAACGACTGCCGCGAAGCCATGCTTCAGGGAGATAAATCATGATTAATCGTATCAAGCTGGAGCACATCCTCGAATATGCCAGGCAGCAGAGGCATATTGGTCAGCATTGTAAAATTCCACCAGGAGATATGGTTGAAATCATGGAGATTGCCATGCGCAAGGCTGGCAATTCTCCGGTAACTCCGGATGGTTGGATAAGCTGTAGTGAGCGAATGCCGCCAGTTGGTGTTGATGTACAACTGTTTGTGTCCAGCACGGGTGAACAGTTTACAGGTTTTAACCTGGATAATACGGGTGACTTCCAGTATGCGCAGTATTTCGGTGCGCCCATCGTGTGTGAAGCCACACACTGGATGCCGCTACCAGAACCGCCGCAGGAGGTGCGCCAATGAACTGGCCTGAAGCATTTGCAATTACAGGCGTTGCTATGGCTATCGCTTTTTTAGTATATGTTATTTGTCGGTGGGGGTAAAAACGTTCGCCGGGATTAACACCAAAGGAGGGAATATGTCGGATGATATTTCACTGGCAATGGAAGGTGCGCTGGCTGTTATTGCTGTTGTGGGCGTTTACTGCCTGGTTGTGTTTTTGATGGATCGACTAGGGAACTGAATTCATTACGATATGGGAATTCCCATATCGGGTAAAAACGGTTTGCGGTAAAGCGAGAGTTAAGTAGAATTGCTGCGGGTGCTTGAGGCTATCTGCCTCGGGCATGCCACCGTAAGGCAGACAGAGAAAAGCCCCAGTTAACATTACGCGTCCGGCAAGACGCTTAACATTAATCTGAGGCCATATCTATGCTCTACACACGTAGGTTAGCCTCTTACGTGCCGAAAGGCAAGGAGAAGCAGGCTATGAAGCAGCAAAAGGCGATGTTAATCGCCCTGATCGTCATCTGTTTAACCGTCATAGTGACGGCACTGGTAACGAGGAAAGACCTCTGCGAGGTACGAATCCGAACAGGTCAGACGGAGGTCGCTGTCTTCGTAGACTACGAATCTGAGAAGTAAGAGACCAGGCGGGGGAGTAATCTCCCGCCACCTCTGATGTGTCAGGCATCCTCAACGCACCCGCACTAAACCCGCTTCGGCGGGTTTTTTGTTGCGTGCTGAATGCGCAGGGTGAAAAATAACCATATATTTGATTATATACACAACAAAAAATAAAAGTCATTGTACCTGCACATTAAATAATCAAATATACAGCGTGAAATAAATATTTCTCAGATTAATATTTTTGTCTCTATGTGGATATAACCGTTTGTACTTATAAACTCGGAGGCATCGTGGAAAAAATAAAGAAACTATTTAGTTGCAAATACGCAGTCATACGTCGTGATGACCTGTCAGTTATAGTCGAAATGGATTACTTCCCTGAAACCCCAAAATCAATGATGTATCGTAATGGTCGAAAGGCAATTTTTTTACCGATGAGGGTAAGTGACATTATGGGAAATGATAAACTGCTGGATGAATTGCGAGTCAGAGCATCCTGTTAGTATTGGCATTAATTCTGGTATACTACATAACGGGCTGAACACCCATTCTACTGCGCCAGCGGAGAACTACGATGGCGCATATACAACTGGTCAAACAAACTTCTTCTGGTTTACTTCTCCCGGCGACGCCGGAGAGTTGCGATTTTCTGTATCAAATCAAAATAGGCGAGTGGATACACGCTGATTTTAAGCGCGTTCGTAACTACGCATTCCATAAGCGTTTTTTTAAACTTCTGCAACTCGGATTCGATTACTGGACTCCGATCGGTGGGGCGATCACACCTCGCGAACGAGAAATGGTGTTTGGCTTCGTTGATTACCTGTGTGAATCAGTAGGCAGGGAACATACGCCAGCTCTGAGTGATGCCGCGGAACAATATCTGAATACCGTTGCGACACGCAGAACCCAGGATATGGCATTGCTCAAATCATTTGACGCTTTCCGCGAGTGGGTGACCATTCAGGCCGGCTTCTACACCGAGCATTTTTATCCAGACGGTAGCCGCGGGCGTCGGGCGAAGTCCATTGCTTTTGCGAATATGGACGAAACTGAATTTCAACAGGTTTATAAAGCCGTACTTAACGTCCTGTGGAACTGGATCCTGTTCCGTAAATTCTCCTCTTTGGAGGAAGTCGAAAATGTGGCCGCGCAGCTGCTGGAGTTTGCGTAATGGTGGATTTACGTAAAGCAGCGCGGGGCCAGATGTGCCAGGTCAGAATCCCTGGCTACTGCAATCACAATCCCGAAACGTCTGTGCTGGCGCATTACCGACTGGCGGGAACGTGCGGAACAGCGATAAAGCCACACGATATGCAGGCAGCGATTGCCTGTAGCTCGTGCCACGATTTAATCGACGGGCGGGTAAAAACCGGCGATTACACCAAAGAAGAATTACGCCTGATGCATGCAGAAGGTGTTTTTCGCACACAAGAAATCTGGAGAAAGGAGGGATATTTATGATTTACCCAACGAATACAGGAAAAAGCGGAGAACACCTTCGTCTCACCACGCTGGAAAGTGTCTGGATTCAGGGAAAACTACGTATGTGGGGGCGCTGGTCGTATATTGGCGGCGGTAAGACGGGAAATATGTTTAACCAGTTGCTGACCTCTAAAAAGCTAACAAAAACGGCAATTAATGAGGCGCTCCGGAGGATGAAAAAAGCAGGTCTGGACAAACCTGAACTTGAGGCTTTTTTGCGGGATATGATCAACGGCAAGCAAAAAAGCTGGCTGGTGCATTGTACTGATGCAGAGGCGTTATGCATTGATCGGGTGATTAGTGAAGTGCTGGCAGAACACCCAGGATTGATTTGTATCCTCCGGCAAAGATATGAAGGGCGGGGGATGAGTAAGCGCAAAATGGCTGAATTGCTAAATGATGCACACCCTGAGTGGTGTTTTCGGACGTGCTGCAGTCGGGTAGATGTATGGCTAAATCTTGCTGAATATATGCTCTATCTGCCGATGCGTGATGCATTCTCTTCCGGGTATTTAAAAACTGTCTGTTGACTCAATCTGTTATCCGGGGCTATATTCCTCACGCGCCAGCAAAATCTGGCGTCGGGATTAGGAACCCCGGATAGAGACCGCGACAGACACACGCCGCGAGCGTGTTTTTTATTGTCGTATGCACGCGCACATCTGAATTATGGTGGGGCGTATGGGGGAGCTGAAAAGCTCGCCGGTTGGTTTCCCGGTAGTTCCTAACCCTGTACGTCTCACCACCCGATGATTAGGAACCTGACGGTGGTGATGGTTTAGAAACCACCAGAGGGCGTCATTATGACAACTCAAATTTCTGTTGAAACTCTCTCCCCGATCACCCATAACCAGATTCCTGTTATTACCACCGAACTTTTGGCGCAGTTGTACGGTGCTGGAGTTAAGAACATTCAAAATAACTACGCCAGAAATGCTGAGCGCTTTATTGAAGGAAAGCATTTTTTCAAAGTGGCTGGCGATGCCCTGAAAAATTTGCGGGTAGCTTTAAACTACTCACAAAATTTGCAACCATCTTTAAGAGGGTTACAAATTTCCCCGAAAGCCCGCTCCCTCATCCTCTGGACAGAACGCGGAGCAGCCCGTCATGCCAAAATGCTGGAAACCGATCAGGCGTGGGATGTGTTCGAAAAGCTGGAAGACTGCTATTTCAGACAAAAGGATCCGTCAGCGCCAGTTTCATGCCAGAAAAGTTACGACACGCGAGTTCTCTGTTATCAGAGAGGCGGTGTCACTGTTTCCACAATTCAGTTACGGGATGATGATATTGTTATTTCCCTTGAGTCATGGCTGGAACTGGCGAGAGCCAATGGTTGGTTTGTTGTTCGCAGAGATAAACTGGTGGAAAGGTTGATGCAGCTTTAAAAAAGTTCTTGCATTTTTGCACATAAACTGCTTCAATTCCTGTATGCTTCGCAAAGCTGTATCGCGAGGCGAAACGCAAGTTTTTTTCGCACAAGGAAGCCACCGGAAGGTGGTTTTTTTGTGTCCGTAATATACAGCAGCGCAATAAATTCGCTGGTGGTTATTAATACCGGTCTTTCAACTTGCTGGCTTTTTCGACAAGAGTTATTGGTATGTCACGTTAACCGGAAAAGGGAAAAAGACATGCTAAAACAGCAGGATATGACAGAAACCGCCAGAGTGGTGTTTAATGAATTAAGCGTTACCGAACCGGCGACAGTCGGGGAGATTGCGCAGAATACTTACCTTTCACGCGAACGCTGCCAGTTAATACTGACCCAGCTGGTTATGGCGGGTCTGGCAGACTATCAGTGCGGTTGTTACAGACGCATTCAGTCCTGAAGGCTTTTTATTTGTGGTAAATGGGCGGCTGGTGGGGGGGGCGCACCTGTCAGTCCTTTGCTTATGTGTTGATGATAATTTACCTTTTGGGGCTATAATTGAGCTAACCAATTGCTAATGAAAGTAAAATTATAATGGCTGTTGTCTGTTCAGTTATCATGGTTTGCTCCCCAATTAATATTTTTCTTGAAAAGGATACGTTGTCACTTAAGCCAGGCTCAGTCGTTCTGGCCACCAAATGCATCAGGGAGCTTTTCCTTATGCATTATGGCAAAGTTAAAATTGTCGATATAAGCGAATCCGTCGTAAGTCAATATCTGGAAAGTCAGCATAAGCTGACGAGGACTCGTCTGACTGACATTCCGCTTTACCTGTTGCTGGAACCCAACAATCCTGCGTTGGCTGCGGCTTTAATTACCAGCCAGGGATTTTCCGGAGAGGTCACGGATATGTTTCTTATGATGGCCTGCCTGTCTCTGTTTGAAACAGATGAACGGATGTCATTGTTTTTAAGTGGATGTTTATCCAGCATAAGTGCCAAAGTCAGGGCGATAATTCAGACAGATATATCAGCAAGCTGGACGCTTGGTGCGATTGCTCTACAGTTGCATATGAGTGAGAGTTTGTTAAAGACAAAACTGAAAAATGAAGGGGGCATGTTCAGTCGCTTGTTGCTGGAAGAGCGGATGCGTGTTGCTGTAAATATGTTATGTTCCCGGCATGGATATGGACAGGCTATAGCAGAAAAATGCGGTTATTCAAGCAGGTCCTACTTTATTTCTGTATTTCACCGCTATTATGGCTTCCCGCCAGACAGATATGTATCCAGGCAAGGGCTTGATTATTGATTTTCATCTGATTATTATTTTTTGGCTCGGCCCTTTAGCTCAGTGGTGAGAGCGAGCGACTCATAATCGCCAGGTCGCTGGTTCAAATCCAGCAAGGGCCACCATCACAAACCGCCATTAGCTTATCAGGAAGAGCAGACGACACCATAACAGGGTTGTTGGTGCGGGGCCGGGTCCCCGATGGCGGTCCATTATCGGTATTCTGCGTTGTTAGCTCAGCCGGACAGAGCAATTGCCTTCTAAGCAATCGGTCAGTGGTTCGACTCCACTACAACGCGCCACACTTATTTTCCAGGCTCGCTTCGGCGGGCCTTTTTTGTATCTGCGCCACGCCCGGCGCATATCAACCACAGAGCCTTTCGGGGGTGAGCTTACGGAGTGGTCAGTGTGACTTTCTCTGTGGGCAGATCGCTCCCGGGCGTTGGCTCACCCACCCAAAGGAACGTCACGATGTTTGGAATCTTCAAAAAGAAAACCCGCAGAGCGGCAGCGGAAATTAAAAAGTTTGAGAAACGCGATCTGGCACAGGCGGTGATTAACGCTGCATACCTGGTGGCCTATGCAGATGGTGAATGCGAGGCATCCGAGAAAGCGAAGATCGAACAGGTCTTACGTAATCAGCCTGCGTTGTCTGCGTTTACCTCGGAAATTAATGCGATTAGCGCAACTATTATCGGTCAGCTGGATACCAATTTTAAAATTGGTCGTCGTGCGGCGTTACGTGAGATCGAGGATGTGAAACACGATACGCGTGAAGCGGAAGATGTGCTGGATGTGGCGGTGGCCATTGCGGAGGCAGACGGCGAAATTGAGCCGGAAGAGCGCAAGGTGCTGGAAGAGATTGCCGGTGTTCTGGGTCTTCGTCTGGAGAATCACCTGTGACGGTAAAACTGCGCCTGGCTGTGGCTGCACTCCTGCTGTTTCTGGTGGTGATGGTGGATTTCACCAGCAGAATCATGTCGGTGCTGGCGGATGGGGTGCTGGTCTGCGGCATTGTGGTATTGCTGTGGCCGGTGATAAAAAGAAACAGCCTGCATAATGCTTGATTTTTTTGTTTGCTGTTTATTAAAAACACTTCTGCATGGTGAATCCCCCTGTGCGGAGGGGCGATCAGCAACCAGGTATATGGGATAATCGCGGATTCAGGTGCTGATACTGAATTCACCGGGAGGCACCCGGCACCATGCAAGAAAAAGAATGTGCATGCAAACATGCCCCTCTCCGGAGGGGCATTTTTTATGGGTAAAAAATGCCCGAATGGGTTCGGGCAATAGCATGAGATACTGATATTGTTGTGTTGTTATCGTGTGGATTTTAACCAGGGTTTATCAGGCTGCGCAACTGCGTGGCCTTTTTTCATTTCTTGGGCTGTAGTCCCCGTGTGTCATTCAGGCTTCCGGACTACAGCCCACTCCATATCTGATTTAATACACTATCCCGGCCGGGAGGAATAATGACATTTAAACATTATGATGTTGTCAGGGCGGCGTCGCCGTCAGACCTTGCGGAAAAGCTGACACACAAACTGAAAGAGGGCTGGCAGCCGTTTGGTAGTCCGGTGGCCATAACCCCTTATACCCTGATGCAGGCGATTACAGCAGAAGGTGATGTGGTGGTCAGTGGTGCAACTGAGCCGGATTGGTACTACGTCATCGTACTGGCCGGGCAGTCCAATGCCATGGCTTACGGTGAAGGGCTTCCGCTGCCGGATTCATACGATGCTCCGGATCCGCGCATTAAACAGCTGGCGCGCCGCAGTACAGTTACGCCGGGTGGGGCTGCATGCAGATATAACGATATTATTCCGGCCGACCACTGCCTGCATGATGTGCAGGATATGAGTACGCTGAATCATCCGAAGGCAGACCTGAGCAAAGGGCAGTACGGCTGTGTCGGCCAGGGCTTACATATTGCCAAAAAACTGCTCCCGTATATCCCGAATAACGCGGGGATCCTGCTGGTACCATGCTGTCGTGGTGGTTCGGCATTCACCCAGGGCGCGGAGGGGACATTCAGTGCGGACACGGGGGCCAGCCAGGATTCGGCACGCTGGGGTGTGGGTAAACCGTTATATCAGGACCTGATTGCGCGCACTAAAGCTGCATTACAGAAGAACCCGAAAAATGTGTTGCTGGCGGTGTGCTGGATGCAGGGAGAGTTTGACATGAGCGCCGCCACCCACGCACAGCAACCTGCGCTGTTTACAGCCATGCTGACACAGTTTCGTGCTGACCTCTCCGTGTTTAACGCGCAGTGCCATGGTGGCAGTGCTGCAGATGTGCCGTGGATTTGTGGTGACACGACGTATTACTGGAAAAATACATACGCTACCCAGTACGACACCGTGTACGGCGGGTATAAAAACAGGGAGAGTGAGGGCGTTTATTTTGTGCCCTTCATGACAGACGGTAACGGCGTCAATACCGCCACTAACGCGCCGGCAGAAGATCCGGATATTCCGGCATCAGGATATTACGGTGCGGCATCGAGAACGAATGGAAACCAGGTATCATCAAACCGCCCGACACATTTCAGTTCATGGGCGCGCAGGAGCATTATTCCGGATCGTCTGGCAACCGCTATTCTGAACGCAGCCGGGCGCACCTCAGCCTTCATCAGTGGTAAGGCACCGGAAATTAAACCCTCGCCCGGCGGCAACACGCCATCGGGTCCGTCTGCAGATACGTCCGTTCGCACAATCTCCCTGCTGCCGGCAGCCGGAGAGGCTGCTGCGCAGGGCTGGAGCATTAAGGATGGCGGAATTCAGTTGTCAGATGGTGTATTTAAGATCACCAAGCAGAGCAATAAAACCTGGTCCCTGACGCATCCGGTGGATGACGCAATTACCCTGCTGACACAGGGCGGCAGACTGACCTGTAAGTTCCGCCTGTCAGGCGCGCTGACCAACAATCAGTTCGGGCTGGGGATTTATCTGTATACGGATGCTCCCGTTCCTGATGGTGTGGCGATGACAGGTACCGGTAATCCGTTCCTGATGTCGTACTTCACTCAGACCACTGACGGCAGAGTGAATCTGATGCATCACAGGAAAGCCGGAAACACGAAGCTGGGGGAGTTCGGCGATTACGGTAACGACTGGCAGACGCTGGAGCTGGTGTTCACCGCCGGCAGTGCCACGGTTACTCCGAAACTGAATGGAGTGGCTGGCCCGGCATTCCAGGTTATAAAAGACAGTCTGACACTGGGACTGAATGCGCTGACGCTGACGGATGTTACAAAAAATGCAGCGTATGGCGTTGAGATAGAAAGTCTGATGCTGGAGATAAATGCACCGGCAGCATAATAAAAAAAGCCAGCGACTGACCTGAAAGAAGACGCTGGCTAAAAGGCCTTATATGTTTGTAGAGACTTATTTTTCACAGACAGCAATGATGCCTGTCAATATATTATCAATATGCGGATTGTTTCAGTTACAGATGCTTTATTAAGGAAAAAAACAGCCAGCACTGACTTTCGGTGGAGAGGTGCTGGCTCAAAAGGATAGATGTACTTCACATGTTGCTTCTATATGGCAGTACATTTTCTGACAGACAGTGACGGATGTTGTCAAGATATTGTGTCATTTATAACCTGAATCGGGGGAGGCCGGAATGTTATCTGGCATTTTTAGCAGAGCCTGAATGCCATAATCACGGCTCCCGGAGTTGGCCGTCAGTGGGTGACACTGGCGGCTTTTTGTTTTCCTTTACTTTCATTTTCTGTCGGCGGTGACGGAGACATACATCGGATGGAAAAAATCACAACAGGTGTGTCATACACCACGTCAGCGGTGGGGACGGGATACTGGTTACTGCAGCTGCTGGACAAAGTCTCTCCGTCCCAGTGGGTGGCGATAGGTGTGCTGGGGAGTCTGCTGTTTGGCCTGCTGACGTATCTGACAAACCTTTATTTCAAGATTAAAGAAGATAAGCGTAAGGCGGCGCGGGGAGAGTAAAGCGATGAAGAAAAAATACGAACTGGTTGTTAAAGGGATAAATAATTACCCGGATAAGATTACTGTTACTGTGGCACTGGAAATTGGTGGGTATCCGTCACTGTTGTTGCCAGATGTGGCGATTAGTCTTGACCGTACTGAAGGTGCCACGCTGGAGTTTTACGAAGCTGAGGCGAAAAAGCAGGCGAAGCAGTTTTTCATGGATGTTGCTGCCGGGTTATGTGAAGGGGATGGTCCGTTACCGGAAAAGCGTCCCGTAATTTTAGAGGCGCAGGATGTGTTGATAACCTACAGAGGAAAACTACCGGGAATAATTACGGGTTCTCTGAAGACTCCACCGCTGGCCTGAAGACTTAACATATCCAGGGATTTGAAATCGATAAACCCTGATAAATATCCATGAACGCAAAAATCAGATACGGCCTGTCGGCTGCCGTTCTGGCGCTGATTGGTGCAGGGGCGTCTGCGCCTGAAATCCTCGACCAGTTTCTGGATGAAAAGGAAGGTAACCACACCACAGCATACCGTGATGGTGCGGGTATCTGGACCATCTGCCGTGGAGCCACCCGGGTGGATGGTAAGCCTGTTATTCCTGGCATGAAGCTGTCGAAGGAAAAATGCGACCGGGTTAACGCCATTGAGCGTGATAAGGCGCTGGCATGGGTGGAGAAAAACATCAGAGTGCCACTGACCGAACCCCAGAAAGCGGGGATTGCGTCATTCTGTCCGTACAACATTGGCCCCGGTAAGTGTTTCCCGTCGACGTTTTACAGACGGATTAATGCAGGAGATCGAAAAGGTGCCTGCGAAGCTATTCGCTGGTGGATTAAGGACGGTGGCAGGGACTGCCGTATTCGCTCAAATAACTGTTACGGTCAGGTATCCCGTCGTGACCAGGAGAGCGCGCTGGCGTGCTGGGGAATCGACAGATAAGCAGAATATTTTGCTGAAAAATGAGGTTTGCTTACATGGATGGATAACACGAAATCCTGCAAATTGGCAAAATGTAAGTGAATAAAGTCAAAACAGTTGTTTAACACTCAGGCACCGTAATGATGCCTTTGTCATTTCTGCGCATCTCACGCGCATCTCACAACACAGAACCTTTCAGGATGACCCTTGAGGATACCGGTTTGGCTGTCGGTGCCTTTCTGTGGGCTGGATTCCTGTGAGACAAGGTTCATCACTAAAAGGAAATAACCGATGAATATGATGGCCGTGCCGTTTCACGGCAACTCTCTTTATGTAGTTAACCATAATGGCGAACCATACGTTCCCATGAAACCTGTCGTTGCGGGGATGGGGCTGGCCTGGCAATCACAGTTGGCTAAGTTAAGACAGCGTTTTGCGTCAACTATAACGGAAATCGTTATGGTTGCTGAGGATGGGAAACAACGCAATATGGTGTCCATGCCACTTCGAAAACTTGCCGGCTGGCTACAAACCATTAATCCCAACAAAGTAAAACCCGAAATCCGCGATAAGGTCATCCGGTATCAGGAAGAGTGCGACGATGTTCTTTACGAGTACTGGACGAAGGGTTTTGTCGTTAATCCCCGTAAAATGAGCGTGATGGAAGAACTCAACCAGGCTTGTGCTGACATGAAACGGGATAAAAACATTGCCAGTGTGTTTGCTACCGGGCTGAATGAGTGGAAACAGGTTAAAGCCGCGCATGTATCAAAAATCCGTACGCTGGTAAATGAAGCGAATATGCTGATTGATTTTGTCCTGGCTGATACAGGCAAAGGGAAAATAACAAAGGCGGATTGATGGGGTGGCTAATGATATCAGATAAACTCATAACGCTGGTGAAGAGCCTCTGTGTACTTGTCGGCATTTCATTTTCACTAATGCTGGTTGCTCTTTTTCTTTCCATGGCCTGGATGGCGTTGACTTCGGCAGGGCTGGTGGGGTGAGCATAAACCGAATGCTTTCCGCGTTTACCGTTATTCTGCTGGTGGTCTGTGGTGCGCTTAGTCTGGGGCTGAATCATTACCGCGATAACGCCATAACCTACAAAGAGCAGCGCGATAAAAAAGTCAGTGAGCTGGAGCTGGCAAATGCAACCATTACTGATATGCAGCAGCGCCAGCGTGATGTTGCTGCACTTGATGCCAGATACTCGAGGGAATTAGCTGATGCGAGAGCTGAAAATGAAACTCTGCGTGCTGATGTTGCCGCTGGTCGTAAGCGCCTGCGCATCAACGCCAACTGTCCAGGCTCCTTGCGTAAAGCCCCCATCACCTCCGGCGTGGATAATGCAACCGGTCCCCGACTGGCAGAAGCCGCTGAACGGGATTATTTCATCCTCAGAGAACGGCTGATGGCAATGCAGAAGCAACTGGAAGGAGCACAGGAATATATCCGTACCCAGTGTATACCGTGATGTTTTGTTACGAAGGTGTTACTGGTAACGTTAAGGTAATTTAACAAAGAGTCAGTTCCGGACTTTATAGTGTGCTCAGTTCATGGCCAAAAACGATTTCTGTGATAAATATTTTGAATATTATTTACAGGTAAATGGAGTGGGGCACATGGATAGAAATATTACAATAGAGTATGAAGTATATGCCCGTATTGTATGGGCAGAGAAGGCAAAAACATGGTAATTCCGTGTGTTGCCATGATACCTGACTGGCAGAATTGTTGTTTGGTTTTGAGTATATAGTCAGCGTCTTTTGTTCGGTAATTGCTCTTTCAATTAAAATGCCAGATATGATTTGCTTTTCTTTGTTGTTTAGTTTTTTTGTATATTATTTTTATTGTTTTTATATAATTAGTTTTTTATTGTTGTCTTATTAAGGACGGTAAATTCAGGATGGCAGTCTGTAGATAAACGGAGGTTACTTATGCTACATGATCACCTGGCAGAATGTCTGGAGAAAAAAGGACTGTACCGGAGAGCAGCTGAACGATGGGCAAAAGTGATGGTACAGCTAAGTGATGACCAGAAAAGAAAAGTGGCGGCACAGAAACGAGCAGAGTGTTTGCGTAAGGCGCGCCGGACTCCGGTTTCACCGGTGAACCTGACCGAAATAAAACAAGCGGTCAACAGACTACATTCTGAGTTGGGAATGGGATTTGAAGAGCGGCGGGTATTCCGACGATATAAAGGGACAGGAGAACAGAATACGTCCGGAAACGCGCGGTCAAAAAAATGCTAAAAAATATCTGAGAGCGTTATTGCCTGTTACCATAAGAAAAAGCGACTTTAGTGGTCGCTTTTTGTGTCATATATAAGTCGTTTAAGTAAACCTGTCTGAACAGGTTCTCTGGTCGTGTTTGTCTTTGTTGGGTACAAATTGAGAATATTTTTCATTAATTAATCTTCTTCTGCAGGCTTCAATAACCCACGCTGAAAAATTTCCTGAACCTTTCAGATCAAGAGCGATGTTAATTTGTTCAATCATCTGGTTTGGAAATCGGATGTTGCGGGTTGTTGTTCTGCGGGTTCTGTTCTTTGATGACATAATGTTGCCCCATATTCAGTGTTGCTGATTTGTATTATCTGAAGTTGCTTTTACGTTAATTTGATGCAGATCAATTAATACGATACCTGCGTCATAATTGATTATTTGACGTGGTTTGATGGCGTAGATGCACGTTGTGACATGTAGATGATAATTATTATCATTTTGCGGGTCCTTTCCGGCGATCCGACCGGTTACGGGGCGGCGACCTCGCGGGTTTTCGCTATTTATGAAAATTTTCCGGTTTAAGGTGTTTCCGTTCTTCTTCGTCGTAACTTAATGTTTTTATTTAAAATACCCCCTGAAAAGAAAGGAAACGACAGGTGCTGAAAACGGGCTTTTTGGCCTCTGTCGTTTCCTTTCTCTGTTTTTGTCCGTGGAATGAACAATGGAAGTCAACAAAAAGCAGCTGGCTGACATTTTCGGTGCGAGTATCCGTACCATTCAGAACTGGCAGGAACAGGGAATGCCCGTTCTGCGAGGCGGTGGCAAGGGTAATGAGGTGCTTTATGACTCTGCCGCCGTCATAAAATGGTATGCCGAAAGGGATGCTGAAATTGAGAACGAAAAGCTGCGCCGGGAAGTTGAAGAACTGCGGCAGGCCAGCGAGACAGATCTCCAGCCAGGGACTATTGAGTACGAACGCCATCGACTTACGCGTGCGCAGGCCGACGCACAGGAGCTGAAAAATGCCAGAGACTCCGCTGAAGTGGTGGAAACCGCATTCTGTACTTTCGTGCTGTCGCGGATCGCAGGTGAAATTGCCAGTATTCTCGACGGGATCCCCCTGTCGGTGCAGCGGCGTTTTCCGGAACTGGAAAACCGACATGTTGATTTCCTGAAACGGGATATCATCAAAGCCATGAACAAAGCAGCCGCGCTGGATGAACTGATACCGGGGTTGCTGAGTGAATATATCGAACAGTCAGGTTAACAGGCTGCGGCATTTTGTCCGCGCCGGGCTTCGCTCACTGTTCAGGCCGGAGCCACAGACCGCCGTTGAATGGGCGGATGCCAGTTACTATCTCCCGAAAGAATCCGCATACCAGGAAGGGCGCTGGGAAACACTGCCCTTTCAGCGGGCCATCATGAATGCGATGGGCAGCGACTACATCCGCGAGGTGAATGTGGTGAAGTCTGCCCGTGTTGGTTATTCCAAAATGCTGCTGGGTGTTTATGCCTACTTCATAGAGCATAAGCAGCGCAACACACTTATCTGGTTGCCGACGGATGGTGATGCCGAGAACTTTATGAAAACCCACGTTGAGCCGACCATCCGCGATATTCCGTCGCTGCTGGCGCTGGCTCCGTGGTATGGCAAAAAGCACCGGGATAACACGCTCACTATGAAGCGTTTTTCCAATGGTCGTGGCTTCTGGTGCCTGGGCGGTAAAGCGGCAAAAAACTACCGTGAAAAGTCGGTGGATGTGGCGGGTTATGATGAACTTGCTGCCTTTGATGAGGATATTGAACAGGAAGGCTCTCCGACGTTCCTGGGCGATAAGCGTATTGAAGGCTCGGTCTGGCCAAAGTCCATCCGTGGCTCCACGCCCAAAGTGAGAGGCACCTGCCAGATTGAGCGTGCAGCCAGTGAATCCCCGCATTTTATGCGTTTTCATGTTGCCTGCCCGCACTGCGGGGAGGAGCAGTATCTTAAATTTGGCGACAAAGAGACGCCGTTTGGCCTCAAATGGACGCCGGATGACCCCTCCAGCGTGTTTTATCTCTGCGAGCATAATGCCTGCGTCATCCGCCAGCAGGAGCTGGACTTTACTGATGCCCGTTATATCTGCGAAAAGACCGGGATCTGGACCCGTGATGGCATTCTCTGGTTTTCGTCATCCGGTGAAGAGATTGAACCGCCTGACAGTGTGACCTTTCACATCTGGACGGCGTACAGCCCGTTCACCACCTGGGTGCAGATTGTCAAAGACTGGATGAAGACGAAAGGGGATACGGGAAAACGTAAAACCTTCGTGAACACCACGCTCGGTGAGACGTGGGAAGCGAAAATCGGCGAACGTCCGGATGCTGAGGTGATGGCGGAGCGGAAAGAGTATTATTCAGCGCCCGTTCCTGATCGTGTGGCTTACCTGACCGCCGGTATCGACTCCCAGCTGGACCGCTACGAAATGCGCGTATGGGGATGGGGGCCGGGTGAGGAAAGCTGGCTGATTGACCGGCAGATTATTATGGGCCGCCACGACGATGAACAGACGCTGCTGCGTGTGGATGAGGCCATCAATAAAACCTATACCCGCCGGAATGGTGCAGAAATGTCGGTATCCCGTATCTGCTGGGATACTGGCGGGATTGACCCGACCATTGTGTATGAACGCTCGAAAAAACATGGGCTGTTCCGGGTGATCCCCATTAAAGGGGCATCCGTCTACGGAAAGCCAGTGGCCAGCATGCCACGTAAGCGAAACAAAAACGGGGTTTACCTTACCGAAATCGGTACGGATACCGCGAAAGAGCAGATTTATAACCGCTTCACACTGACGCCGGAAGGGGATGAACCGCTTCCCGGTGCCGTTCACTTCCCGAATAACCCGGATATTTTTGATCTGACCGAAGCGCAGCAGCTGACTGCTGAAGAGCAGGTCGAAAAATGGGTGGATGGCAGGAAAAAAATACTGTGGGACAGCAAAAAGCGACGCAATGAGGCGCTCGACTGCTTCGTTTATGCGCTGGCGGCGCTGCGCATCAGTATTTCCCGCTGGCAGCTGGATCTCAGTGCACTGCTGGCGAGCCTGCAGGAAGAGGATGGTGCAGCAACCAACAAGAAAACACTGGCAGAATACGCCCGTGCCTTATCCGGAGAGGATGAATGACGCGACAGGAAGAACTTGCCGCTGCCCGTGCGGCACTGCATGACCTGATGACAGGAAAACGGGTGGCAACGGTACAGAAAGACGGACGGCGAGTGGAGTTTACGACCACTTCCGTGTCTGACCTGAAAAAATACATTGCTGAGCTGGAAGTGCAGACCGGCATGACACAGCGACGCAGGGGACCAGCAGGATTTTATGTATGAAAATGTCCACCATTCCCACCCTTCTGGGGCCGGACGGCATGACATCGCTGCGTGAATATGCCGGTTATCACGGCGGTGGCAGCGGATTTGGTGGGCAGTTGCGGGCGTGGAACCCACCGGGTGAAAGTGTGGATGCAGCCCTGCTGCCCAACTTTACCCGTGGCAATGCCCGCGCAGACGATCTGGTACGCAATAACGGCTATGCCGCCAACGCCATCCAGTTGCATCAGGATCATATCGTCGGGTCTTTTTTCCGGCTCAGTCATCGCCCAAGCTGGCGCTATCTGGGCATCGGGGAGGAAGAAGCCCGTGCCTTTTCCCGCGAGGTTGAAGCGGCATGGAAAGAGTTTGCCGAAGATGACTGTTGCTGCATTGACGTTGAGCGAAAACGCACGTTTACCATGATGATTCGGGAAGGTGTGGCCATGCACGCCTTTAACGGTGAACTGTTCGTTCAGGCCACCTGGGATACCCGTCCCTCGCGACTGTTCCGGACACAGTTCCGGATGGTCAGCCCGAAGCGCATCAGCAACCCGAACAATACCGGCGACAGCCGGAACTGCCGTGCCGGTGTGCAGATTAATGACAGCGGTGCGGCGCTGGGATATTACGTCAGCGAGGACGGGTATCCTGGCTGGATGCCGCAGAAATGGACATGGATACCCCGCGAGTTACCCGGCGGTCGTGCTTCGTTCATTCACGTCTTTGAACCCGTGGAGGACGGGCAGACCCGCGGTGCAAATGTGTTTTACAGCGTGATGGAGCAGATGAAGATGCTCGACACGCTGCAGAACACGCAGCTGCAGAGCGCCATTGTGAAGGCGATGTATGCCGCCACCATTGAGAGTGAGCTGGATACGCAGTCAGCGATGGATTTTATTCTGGGCGCGAACAGTCAGGAGCAGCGGGAAAGGCTGACCGGCTGGATTGGTGAAATTGCCGCGTATTACTCCGCAGCACCGGTCCGTCTGGGAGGCGCAAAAGTGCCGCACCTGATGCCGGGGGACTCACTGAACCTGCAGACGGCTCAGGACACGGATAACGGCTACTCCGTGTTTGAGCAGTCACTGCTGCGGTATATCGCTGCCGGGCTGGGTGTCTCGTATGAGCAGCTTTCCCGGAATTACGCCCAGATGAGCTACTCCACGGCACGGGCCAGTGCGAACGAGTCGTGGGCGTACTTTATGGGGCGGCGAAAATTCGTCGCATCCCGTCAGGCGAGCCAGATGTTTCTGTGCTGGCTGGAAGAGGCCATCGTTCGCCGCGTGGTGACGTTACCTTCAAAAGCGCGCTTCAGCTTTCAGGAAGCCCGCAGTGCCTGGGGGAACTGCGACTGGATAGGCTCCGGTCGTATGGCCATCGATGGTCTGAAAGAAGTTCAGGAAGCGGTGATGCTGATAGAAGCCGGACTGAGCACCTACGAGAAAGAGTGCGCGAAACGCGGTGACGACTATCAGGAAATTTTTGCCCAGCAGGTCCGTGAAACGATGGAGCGCCGCGCAGCTGGTCTTAAACCGCCCGCCTGGGCGGCTGCGGCATTTGAATCCGGGCTGCGACAATCAACAGAGGAGGAGAAGAGTGACAGCAGAGCTGCGTAATCTCCCGCATATTGCCAGCATGGCTTTTAATGAGCCGCTGATGCTTGAACCCGCCTATGCGCGGGTTTTCTTTTGTGCGCTTGCAGGCCAGCTTGGGATCAGCTGCCTGACGGATGCGGTGTCCGGCGACAGCCTGACTGCCGGAGAGGCACCCACGGCGCTGGCGTTATCCGGTGATGATGACGGACCACGACAGGCCCGCAGTTATCAGGTCATGAACGGCATCGCCGTGCTGCCGGTGTCCGGTACGCTGGTCAGCCGGACGCGGGCGCTGCAGCCGTATTCGGGAATGACCGGTTACAACGGCATTATCGCCCGTCTGCAACAGGCTGCCAGCGATCCGATGGTGGACGGCATTCTGCTGGATATGGACACACCGGGCGGGATGGTGGCGGGAGCATTTGACTGTGCTGACATCATCGCCCGTGTGCGAGACATAAAACCGGTATGGGCGCTGGCCAACGACATGAACTGCAGTGCAGGTCAGCTGCTTGCCAGCGCCGCCTCCCGGCGTCTGGTCACGCAGACCGCCCGGACAGGCTCCATCGGCGTCATGATGGCTCACAGTAATTACGGTGCTGCGCTGGAGAAACAGGGCGTGGAAATCACGCTGATTTACAGCGGCAGCCATAAGGTGGATGGCAACCCCTACAGCCATCTACCGGGTGATGTCCGGGAAACACTGCAGTCCCGGATGGATGCAACCCGCCGGATGTTTGCGCAGAAGGTGTCGGCATATACCGGCCTGTCCGTGCAGGCTGTGCTGGATACCGAGGCTGCAGTGTACAGCGGTCAGGAGGCCATTGATGCCGGACTGGCTGATGAACTTGTCAACAGCACCGATGCGATCACCGTTATGCGTGATGCACTGGATGCACGTAAATCCCGTCTCTCAGGAGGGCGAATGACCAAAGAGACTCAATCAACAACTGTTTCAGCCACTGCTTCGCAGGCTGACGTTACTGACGTGGTGCCAGCGACGGAGGGCGAAAACGCCAGCGCGGCGCAGCCGGACGTGAACGCGCAGATCACCGCAGCGGTTGCGGCAGAAAACAGCCGCATTATGGGGATCCTCAACTGTGAGGAGGCTCACGGACGCGAAGAACAGGCACGCGTGCTGGCAGAAACCCCCGGTATGACCGTGGAAACGGCCCGCCGCATTCTGGCCGCAGCACCACAGAGTGCACAGGCGCGCAGTGACACTGCGCTGGATCGTCTGATGCAGGGGGCACCGGCACCGCTGGCTGCAGGTAACCCGGCATCTGATGCCGTTAACGATTTGCTGAACACACCAGTGTAAGGGATGTTTATGACGAGCAAAGAAACCTTTACCCATTACCAGCCGCTGGGCAACAGTGACCCGGCTCATACCGCAACCGCGCCCGGCGGATTGAGTGCGAAAGCGCCTGCAATGACCCCGCTGATGCTGGACACCTCCAGCCGTAAGCTGGTTGCGTGGGATGGCACCACCGACGGTGCTGCCGTTGGCATTCTTGCGGTTGCTGCTGACCAGACCAGCACCACGCTGACGTTCTACAAGTCCGGCACGTTCCGTTATGAGGATGTGCTCTGGCCGGAGGCTGCCAGCGACGAGACGAAAAAACGGACCGCGTTTGCCGGAACGGCAATCAGCATCGTTTAACCTGACCCTTCATCACTAAAGGCCGCCTGTGCGGCTTTTTTTACGGGATTTTTTTATGTCGATGTACACAACCGCCCAACTGCTGGCGGCAAATGAGCAGAAATTTAAGTTTGATCCGCTGTTTCTGCGTCTCTTTTTCCGTGAGAGCTATCCCTTCACCACGGAGAAAGTCTATCTCTCACAAATTCCGGGACTGGTAAACATGGCGCTGTACGTTTCGCCGATTGTTTCCGGTGAGGTTATCCGTTCCCGTGGCGGCTCCACCTCTGAATTTACGCCGGGATATGTCAAGCCGAAGCATGAGGTGAATCCGCAGATGACCCTGCGTCGCCTGCCGGATGAAGATCCGCAGAATCTGGCGGACCCGGCTTACCGCCGCCGTCGCATCATCATGCAGAACATGCGTGACGAAGAGCTGGCCATTGCCCAGGTCGAAGAGATGCAGGCAGTTTCTGCCGTGCTTAAGGGCAAATACACCATGACCGGTGAAGCCTTTGATCCGGTTGAGGTGGATATGGGCCGCAGTGCGGCAAACAACATCACACAGTCCGGTGGCACGGAGTGGAGCAAGCGTGACAAGTCCACGTATGACCCGACCGACGATATCGAAGCCTACGCGCTGAACGCCAGCGGCGTGGTGAATATCATCGTGTTTGATCCGAAAGGATGGGCGCTGTTCCGTTCCTTCAAAGCCGTCAGGGATAAGCTGGATACCCGTCGCGGCTCTCATTCCGAGCTGGAGACAGCGGTAAAAGACCTGGGCAAAGCGGTGTCTTATAAGGGAATGTATGGCGATGTGGCCATCGTCGTGTATTCCGGACAGTACGTGGAAAACGGCGTCAAAAAGAACTTCCTGCCGGACAACACGATGGTGCTGGGGAACACTCAGGCACGCGGTCTGCGTACCTATGGCTGTATTCAGGATGCGGACGCACAGCGCGAAGGCATTAACGCCTCTGCCCGTTACCCGAAAAACTGGGTGACTACCGGCGATCCGGCGCGAGAGTTCACCATGATTCAGTCAGCACCGCTGATGCTGCTGGCTGACCCTGATGAGTTCGTGTCCGTACAACTGGCGTAATTATGGCCCTTCGGGGCCATTGTTTCTCTGTGGATGAGTCCATGACGAAAGATGAACTGATTGCCCGTCTCCGCTCGCTGGGTGAACAACTGAACCGTGATGTCAGCCTGACGGGGACGAAAGAAGAACTGGCGCTCCGTGTGGCAGAGCTGGAAGAGGAGCTTGATGACACGGATGACGCAGCCGGTCAGGACACGTCTGTCAGCCCGGAAAATGCGCTGACCGGACATGAAAATGAGGTGGTATCAGCACAGACGGATACCGTGACTGATACGGCTGCTCTGGTCACGGTTGTGGCACTGGTGACGCTGCATACCGATGCACTTCACGCCACGCGGGATGAACCTGTGGCATTTGTGCTGCCGGGAACGGCGTTCCGTGTCTCTGCCGGTGTGGCAGCCGAAATGACAGAACGTGGCCTGGCCAGAATGCAATAACGGGAGGCGCTGTGGCTGATTTCGATAACCTGTTCGATGCTGCCATTGCCCGCGCCGATGAAACGATACGCGGGTACATGGGAACGTCAGCCACCATGACATCCGGTGAGCAGTCCGGCGCAGTAATACGTGGTGTTTTTGATGACCCTGAAAATATCAGCTATGCCGGACAGGGCGTGCGCGTTGAAGGCTCCAGCCCGTCCCTGTTTGTCCGGACTGATGATGTGCGGCAACTGCGGCGTGGAGACACGCTGACCATCGGTGAGGAAAACTTCTGGATAGACCGGATTTCGCCGGATGATGGCGGAAGCTGTCATCTCTGGCTTGGGCGTGGCGTGCCGCCTGCCGTTAACCGTCGCCGCTGAAAGGGGGATGTATGGCCATAAAAGGTCTTGAGCAGGCCGTTGAAAACCTCAGCCGTATCAGCAAAACGGCGGTGCCCGGTGCGTCAGCAATGGCCATTAACCGCGTTGCTTCATCCGCGATATCGCAGTCTGCGTCACAGGTTGCCCGTGAGACAAAGGTACGCCGGAAACTGGTAAAGGAAAGGGCCAGGCTGAAAAGGGCCACGGTTAAAAATCCGCAGGCCAGAATCAGGGTTAACCGGGGGGATTTGCCCGTAATCAAGCTGGGGAATGCGCGGGTTGTCCTGTCCCGACGCAGGCGTCGTAAAAAGGGGCAGCGTTCATCCCTGAAAGGTGGCGGCAGCGTGCTTGTGGTGGGTAACCGTCGTATTCCCGGCGCGTTTATTCAGCAACTGAAAAATGGGCGGTGGCATGTCATGCAGCGTGTGGCCGGGAAAAACCGTTACCCCATTGATGTGGTGAAAATCCCGATGGCGGTGCCGCTTACCACGGCGTTTAAACAGAATATTGAACGGATACGGCGTGAACGTCTTCCGAAAGAGCTGGGCTATGCGCTGCAGCATCAACTGAGAATGGTAATAAAGCGATGAAACATACTGAACTCCGTGCAGCCGTACTGGATGCACTGGAGAAGCATGACACCGGGGCGACGCTTTTTGATGGTCGCCCCGCTGTTTTTGATGAGGCGGATTTTCCGGCAGTTGCCGTTTATCTCACCGGCGCTGAATACACGGGCGAAGAGCTGGACAGCGATACCTGGCAGGCGGAGCTGCATATTGAAGTTTTCCTGCCTGCTCAGGTGCCGGATTCAGAGCTGGATGCGTGGATGGAGTCCCGGATTTATCCGGTGATGAGTGATATCCCGGCACTGTCAGATTTGATCACCAGTATGGTGGCCAGCGGCTATGACTACCGGCGCGACGATGATGCGGGCCTGTGGAGTTCAGCCGATCTGACTTATGTCATTACCTATGAAATGTGAGGACGCTATGCCTGTACCAAATCCTGTAATGCCGGTGAAAGGTGCCGGGACCACCCTGTGGGTTTATAAGGGAAGCGGTGACCCTTATGCGAATCCGCTTTCAGACGTTGACTGGTCGCGTCTGGCAAAAGTTAAAGACCTGACGCCCGGCGAACTGACCGCTGAGTCCTATGACGACAGCTATCTCGATGATGAAGATGCAGACTGGACTGCGACCGGGCAGGGGCAGAAATCTGCCGGAGATACCAGCTTCACGCTGGCGTGGATGCCCGGAGAGCAGGGGCAGCAGGCGCTGCTGGCGTGGTTTAATGAAGGTGATACCCGTGCCTATAAAATCCGCTTCCCGAACGGCACGGTCGATGTGTTCCGTGGCTGGGTCAGCAGTATCGGTAAAGCGGTGACGGCGAAGGAAGTGATCACCCGCACGGTGAAGGTCACCAATGTGGGACGCCCGTCGATGGCAGAAGATCGCAGCACGGTCACAGCGGCAACCGGCATGACCGTGACGCCTGCCAGCACCTCGGTGGTGAAAGGGCAGAGCACCACGCTGACCGTGGCATTCCAGCCGGAAGGCGCAACCGACAAGAGCTTCCGTGCGGTGTCTGCGGATAAAACAAAAGCCACCGTGTCGGTCAGTGGTATGACCATCACCGTGAAAGGTGTTGCTGCAGGCAAGGTCAACATTCCGGTCGTATCCGGTAATGGTGAACTTGCTGCGGTTGCAGAAATCACTGTCACCGACAGTTAATCCGGAGAGTCAGCGATGTTCCTGAAAACCGAATCATTTGAACATAACGGCGTGACCGTCACGCTTTCTGAACTTTCAGCCCTGCAGCGTATTGAGCATCTCGCCCTGATGAAACGGCAGGCAGAACAGGCGGAGTCAGACAGCAACCGGAAGTTTACAGTGGAAGACGCCATCAGAACCGGTGCTTTTGTGGTGGCGATGTCCCTGTGGCATAACCATCCGCAGAAGACAAAGCAGCCTTCCATGAATGAAGCCGTTAAACAGATTGAGCAGGAAGTGCTTACCACCTGGCCCACAGAGGCAATTTCTCATGCTGAAAACGTGGTGTACCGGCTGTCCGGTATGTATGAGTTTGTGGTGAATGATGCCCCTGAACAGGCAGAGGACGCCGGGCCTGCAGAGCCTGTTTCTGCGGGAAAGTGTTCGACGGTGAGCTGAGTTTTGCCCTGAAACTGGCGCGCGAGATGGGGCGACCCGACTGGCGTGCCATGCTTGCCGGGATGTCATCCACGGAGTATGCCGACTGGCACCGCTTTTACAGTACCCATTATTTTCATGATGTTCTGCTGGATATGCACTTTTCCGGGCTGACGTACACCGTGCTCAGCCTGTTTTTCAGCGATCCGGATATGCATCCGCTGGATTTCAGTCTGCTGAACCGGCGTGAGGCTGACGAAGAGCCTGAAGATGATGTGCTGATGCAGAAAGCGGCAGGGCTTGCCGGAGGCGTCCGCTTTGGCCCGGACGGGAATGAAGTTATCCCCGCTTCCCCGGATGTGGCGGACATGACGGAGGATGACGTAATGCTGATGACAGTATCAGAAGGGATCGCAGGAGGAGTCCGGTATGGCTGAACCGGTAGGCGATCTGGTCGTTGATTTTAGTCTGGATGCGGCCAGATTTGACGAGCAGATGGCCAGAGTCAGGCGTCATTTTTCCGGTACGGAAAGTGATGCGAAAAAAACAGCGGCAGTCGTTGAACAGTCGCTGAGCCGACAGGCGCTGGCTGCACAGAAAGCGGGGATTTCCGTCGGGCAGTATAAAGCCGCCATGCGTATGCTGCCTGCACAGTTCACCGACGTGGCCACGCAGCTTGCAGGCGGGCAAAGCCCGTGGCTGATCCTGCTGCAACAGGGGGGTCAGGTTAAGGACTCCTTCGGCGGGATGATCCCCATGTTCAGGGGGCTTGCCGGTGCGATCACCCTGCCGATGGTGGGGGCCACCTCGCTGGCGGTGGCGACCGGTGCGCTGGCGTATGCCTGGTATCAGGGCAACTCAACCCTGTCCGATTTCAACAAAACGCTGGTCCTTTCCGGCAATCAGGCGGGACTGACGGCAGATCGTATGCTGGTCCTGTCCAGAGCCGGGCAGGCGGCAGGCCTGACGTTTAACCAGACCAGCGAGTCACTGACGGCGCTGGTGAATGCCGGTGTGCGTGGTGGTGAGCAGTTTGAGGCGATCAGCCAGAGTGTGGCGCGTTTCTCCTCTGCATCCGGCGTGGAGGTGGACAAGGTCGCTGAAGCCTTCGGGAAGCTGACCACAGACCCGACGTCGGGACTGACAGCGATGGCACGTCAGTTCCATAACGTGACGGCGGAGCAGATTGCGTATGTTGCTCAGTTGCAGCGTTCCGGAGATGAAGCCGGGGCATTGCAGGCGGCGAACGAGGCCGCAACGAAAGGGTTTGATGACCAGACCCGCCGCCTGAAAGAGAACATGGGCACGCTGGAGACCTGGGCAGACAGGACAGCACGGGCATTCAAATCCATGTGGGATTCGGTGCTGGATATTGGTCGCCCGGACACTGCCCAGGGAATGCTGGAGAAAGCAGAAAAGGCTTTTGATGAGGCGGACAAAAAATGGCAGTGGTATCAGAGCCGGAGCCACCGGCGCGGTAAAACCTCAGCATTTCTTGCCAATCTCCGGGGAGCATGGGAGGACAGAGCGAATGCGCAACTTGGGCTTTCAGCCGCCACGTTGCAGGCCGATCTTGAAAAGGCCAGAGAGATGGCAGCAAAGGACTGGGCCGAGTCTGAGGCATCACGGCTGAAATATACCGAAGAGGCGCAGAAGGCTTACGAACGGCTGCAGACGCCGCTGGAGAAATATACCGCCCGTCAGGAAGAACTGAACAAGGCACTGAAAGACGGGAAAATCCTGCAGGCGGATTACAACACGCTGATGGCGGCGGCGAAAAAGGATTATGAAGCGACGCTGAAAAAGCCGAAACAGTCCGGCGTGAAGGTGTCTGCGGGCGATCGTCAGGAAGACAGTGCTCATGCTGCCCTGCTGACGCTTCAGGCTGAACTCCGGACGCTGGAGAAGCATGCCGGAGCAAATGAGAAAATCAGCCAGCAGCGCCGGGATTTGTGGAAGGCGGAGAGCCAGTTCGCGGTACTGGAGGAGGCGGCGCAACGTCGCCAGCTGTCTGCACAGGAGAAATCCCTGCTGGCGCATAAAGATGAGACGCTGGAGTACAAACGCCAGCTGGCTGCACTTGGCGACAAGGTTACGTATCAGGAGCGCCTGAACGCGCTGGCGCAGCAGGCGGATAAATTCGCACAGCAGCAACGGGCAAAACGGGCCGCCATTGATGCGAAAAGCCGGGGGCTGACTGACCGGCAGGCAGAACGGGAAGCCACGGAACAGCGCCTGAAGGAACAGTATGGCGATAATCCGCTGGCGCTGAATAACGTCATGTCAGAGCAGAAAAAGACCTGGGCGGCTGAAGACCAGCTTCGCGGGAGCTGGATGGCAGGCCTGAAGTCCGGCTGGAGTGAGTGGGAAGAGAGCGCCACGGACAGTATGTCGCAGGTAAAAAGTGCAGCCACGCAGACCTTTGATGGTATTGCACAGAATATGGCGGCGATGCTGACCGGCAGTGAGCAGAACTGGCGCAGCTTCACCCGTTCCGTGCTGTCCATGATGACAGAAATTCTGCTTAAGCAGGCAATGGTGGGGATTGTCGGGAGTATCGGCAGCGCCATTGGCGGGGCTGTTGGTGGCGGCGCATCCGCGTCAGGCGGTACAGCCATTCAGGCCGCTGCGGCGAAATTCCATTTTGCAACCGGAGGATTTACGGGAACCGGCGGCAAATATGAGCCAGCGGGGATTGTTCACCGTGGTGAATTTGTCTTCACGAAGGAGGCAACCAGCCGGATTGGCGTGGGGAATCTTTACCGGCTGATGCGCGGCTATGCCACCGGCGGTTATGTCGGTACACCGGGCAGCATGGCAGACAGCCGGTCGCAGGCGTCCGGGACGTTTGAGCAGAATAACCATGTGGTGATTAACAACGACGGCACGAACGGTCAGATAGGTCCGGCTGCTCTGAAGGCGGTGTATGACATGGCCCGCAAGGGTGCCCGTGATGAAATTCAGACACAGATGCGTGATGGTGGCCTGTTCTCCGGAGGTGGACGATGAAAACCTTCCGCTGGAAAGTGAAACCCGGTATGGATGTGGCTTCGGCCCCTTCTGTAAGAAAGGTGCGCTTTGGTGATGGCTATTCCCAGCGAGCGCCTGCCGGGCTGAATGCCAACCTGAAAACGTACAGCGTGACGCTTTCTGTCCCCCGTGAGGAGGCCACGGTACTGGAGTCGTTTCTGGAAGAGCACGGGGGCTGGAAATCCTTTCTGTGGACGCCGCCTTATGAGTGGCGGCAGATAAAGGTGACCTGCGCAAAATGGTCGTCGCGGGTCAGTATGCTGCGTGTTGAGTTCAGCGCAGAGTTTGAACAGGTGGTGAACTGATGCAGGATATCCGGCAGGAAACACTGAATGAATGCACCCGTGCGGAGCAGTCGGCCAGCGTGGTGCTCTGGGAAATCGACCTGACAGAGGTCGGTGGAGAACGTTATTTTTTCTGTAATGAGCAGAACGAAAAAGGTGAGCCGGTCACCTGGCAGGGGCGACAGTATCAGCCGTATCCCATTCAGGGGAGCGGTTTTGAACTGAATGGCAAAGGCACCAGTACGCGCCCCACGCTGACGGTTTCTAACCTGTACGGTATGGTCACCGGGATGGCGGAAGATCTGCAGAGTCTGGTCGGCGGAACGGTGGTCCGGCGTAAGGTTTACGCCCGTTTTCTGGATGCGGTGAACTTCGTCAACGGAAACAGTGACGCCGATCCGGAGCAGGAGGTGATCAGCCGCTGGCGCATCGAGCAGTGCAGCGAACTGAGCGCGGTGAGTGCCTCCTTTGTACTGTCCACGCCGACGGAAACGGATGGCGCTGTTTTTCCGGGACGTATCATGCTGGCCAACACCTGCACCTGGACCTATCGCGGTGACGAGTGCGGTTATAGCGGTCCGGCTGTCGCGGATGAATATGACCAGCCAACGTCCGATATCACGAAGGATAAATGCAGCAAATGCCTGAGCGGTTGTAAGTTCCGCAATAACGTCGGCAACTTTGGCGGCTTCCTTTCCATTAACAAACTTTCGCAGTAAATCCCATGACACAGACAGAATCAGCGATTCTGGCGCACGCCCGGCGATGTGCGCCAGCGGAGTCGTGCGGCTTTGTGGTAAGCACGCCGGAGGGGGAAAGATATTTCCCCTGCGTGAATATCTCCGGTGAGCCGGAGGCGTATTTCCGTATGTCGCCGGAAGACTGGCTGCAGGCAGAAATGCAGGGTGAGATTGTGGCGCTGGTCCACAGCCACCCCGGTGGTCTGCCCTGGCTGAGTGAGGCCGACCGGCGGCTGCAGGTGCAGAGTGATTTGCCGTGGTGGCTGGTCTGCCGGGGGACGATTCATAAGTTCCGCTGTGTGCCGCATCTCACCGGGCGGCGCTTTGAGCACGGTGTGACGGACTGTTACACACTGTTCCGGGATGCTTATCATCTGGCGGGGATTGAGATGCCGGACTTTCATCGTGAGGATGACTGGTGGCGTAACGGCCAGAATCTCTATCTGGATAATCTGGAGGCGACGGGGCTGTATCAGGTGCCGTTGTCAGCGGCACAGCCGGGCGATGTGCTGCTGTGCTGTTTTGGTTCATCGGTGCCGAATCACGCCGCAATTTACTGCGGCGACGGCGAGCTGCTGCACCATATTCCTGAACAACTGAGCAAACGAGAGAGGTACACCGACAAATGGCAGCGACGCACACACTCCCTCTGGCGTCACCGGGCATGGCGCGCATCTGCCTTTACGGGGATTTACAACGATTTGGTCGCCGCATCGACCTTCGTGTGAAAACGGGGGCTGAAGCCATCCGGGCACTGGCCACACAGCTCCCGGCGTTTCGTCAGAAACTGAGCGACGGCTGGTATCAGGTACGGATTGCCGGGCGGGACGTCAGCACGTCCGGGTTAACGGCGCAGTTACATGAGACTCTGCCTGATGGCGCTGTGATTCATATTGTTCCCAGAGTCGCCGGGGCCAAGTCAGGTGGCGTATTCCAGATTGTCCTGGGGGCTGCCGCCATTGCCGGATCATTCTTTACCGCCGGAGCCACCCTTGCAGCATGGGGGGCAGCCATTGGGGCCGGTGGTATGACCGGCATCCTGTTTTCTCTCGGTGCCAGTATGGTGCTCGGTGGTGTGGCGCAGATGCTGGCACCGAAAGCCAGAACTCCCCGTACACAGACAACGGATAACGGTAAGCAGAACACCTATTTCTCCTCACTGGATAACATGGTTGCCCAGGGCAATGTTCTGCCTGTTCTGTACGGGGAAATGCGCGTGGGGTCACGCGTGGTTTCTCAGGAGATCAGCACGGCAGACGAAGGGGACGGTGGTCAGGTTGTGGTGATTGGTCGCTGATGCAAAATGTTTTATGTGAAACCGCCTGCGGGCGGTTTTGTCATTTATGGAGCGTGAGGAATGGGTAAAGGAAGCAGTAAGGGGCATACCCCGCGCGAAGCGAAGGACAACCTGAAGTCCACGCAGTTGCTGAGTGTGATCGATGCCATCAGCGAAGGGCCGGTTGAAGGTCCGGTGGATGGATTAAAAAGCGTGCTGCTGAACAGTACGCCGGTGCTGGACACTGAGGGGAATACCAACATCTCCGGTATCACGGTGGTGTTCCGTGCCGGTGAGCAGGAGCAGACACCGCCGGAGGGGTTTGAATCCTCCGGCTCCGAGACGGTGCTGGGTACGGAAGTGAAATATGACACGCCGATCACCCGCACCATTACGTCTGCAAACATCGACCGTCTGCGCTTTACCTTCGGTGTACAGGCACTGGTGGAAACCACCTCAAAGGGTGACAGGAATCCGTCGGAAGTCCGTCTGCTGGTTCAGATACAACGTAACGGTGGCTGGGTGACGGAAAAAGACATCACCATTAAGGGCAAAACCACCTCGCAGTATCTGGCCTCGGTGGTGGTGGATAACCTGCCGCCGCGCCCGTTTAATATCCGGATGCGCAGGATGACGCCGGACAGCACCACAGACCAGCTGCAGAACAAAACGCTCTGGTCGTCATACACCGAAATCATCGATGTGAAACAGTGCTACCCGAACACGGCACTGGTCGGCGTGCAGGTGGACTCGGAGCAGTTCGGCAGCCAGCAGGTGAGCCGTAATTATCATCTGCGCGGGCGTATTCTGCAGGTGCCGTCGAATTATAACCCGCAGACGCGGCAATACAGCGGTATCTGGGACGGAACGTTTAAACCGGCATACAGCAACAACATGGCCTGGTGTCTGTGGGATATGCTGACCCATCCGCGCTACGGCATGGGGAAACGTCTTGGTGCGGCGGATGTGGATAAATGGGCGCTGTATGTCATCGGCCAGTACTGCGACCAGTCAGTGCCGGACGGCTTTGGCGGCACGGAGCCGCGCATCACCTGTAATGCGTACCTGACCACACAGCGTAAGGCGTGGGATGTGCTCAGTGATTTCTGCTCGGCGATGCGCTGTATGCCGGTATGGAACGGGCAGACGCTGACGTTCGTGCAGGACCGACCATCAGATAAGGTGTGGACCTATAACCGCAGTAATGTGGTGATGCCGGATGATGGCGCGCCGTTCCGCTACAGCTTCAGCGCCCTGAAGGACCGCCATAATGCCGTTGAGGTGAACTGGATTGACCCGAACAACGGCTGGGAGACGGCGACAGAGCTTGTTGAAGATACGCAGGCCATTGCCCGTTACGGTCGTAATGTCACGAAGATGGATGCCTTTGGCTGTACCAGCCGGGGGCAGGCACACCGCGCCGGGCTGTGGCTGATTAAAACGGAACTGCTGGAGACGCAGACCGTGGATTTCAGCGTGGGTGCTGAAGGGCTTCGCCATGTACCGGGCGATGTCATTGAAATCTGCGATGATGACTATGCCGGTATCAGCACCGGTGATCGCGTGCTGGCGGTGAACAGCCAGACCCGGACGCTGACGCTCGACCGTGAAATCACGCTGCCATCCTCCGGTACCACGCTGATAAGCCTGGTTGACGGAAGTGGTAATCCGGTCAGCGTGGAGGTCCAGTCCGTCACCGACGGCGTGAAGGTAAAAGTGAGCCGTGTTCCTGACGGCGTTGCCGGATACAGCGTATGGGGGCTGAAGCTGCCGACGCTGCGCCAGCGCCTGTTCCGCTGCGTGAGTATCCGTGAGAACGATGACGGCACGTATGCCATCACTGCCGTGCAGCATGTACCGGAAAAAGAAGCCATCGTGGATAACGGGGCGCACTTTGACGGCGACCAGAGCGGCACGGTGAATGGTGTCACGCCGCCAGCGGTGCAGCACCTGACCGCCGAAGTCACCGCAGACAGCGGGGAATATCAGGTGCTGGCGCGCTGGGACACACCGAAGGTGGTGAAGGGCGTGAGCTTCCTGCTCCGTCTGACCGTAACAGCGGACGACGGCAGTGAGCGGCTGGTCAGCACGGCCCGGACGACGGAAACCACATACCGCTTCACACAACTGGCGTTGGGGAACTACAGGCTGACAGTCCGGGCGGTAAATGCGTGGGGACAGCAGGGCGATCCGGCGTCGGTATCGTTCCGGATTGCCGCACCGGCAGCGCCGTCTCGGATTGAGCTGACACCGGGCTATTTTCAGATAACCGCCACGCCGCATCTTGCGGTTTATGACCCGACGGTACAGTTTGAGTTCTGGTTCTCGGAAAAACGGATTGCGGATATCAGGCAGGTTGAAACCACAGCCCGCTATCTTGGCACGGCGCTGTACTGGATAGCCGCCAGTATCAATATCAAACCGGGCCATGATTATTACTTTTATATCCGCAGTGTGAACACCGTTGGCAAATCGGCATTCGTGGAGGCTGTTGGTCAGCCGAGTGATGATGCATCCGGCTATCTGGATTTTTTCAAAGGCGAGATAGGGAAAACCCATCTGGCTCAGGAGCTGTGGACGCAGATTGATAACGGTCAGCTTGCGCCTGACCTGACTGAAATCAGGACGTCCATAACGGATGTCAGCAATGAAATAACACAGACCGTCAATAAGAAACTGGAAGACCAGAGTGCAGCGATCCAGCAGATACAGAAGGTTCAGGTTGATACAAATAATAACCTGAACAGCATGTGGGCAGTGAAGCTGCAGCAGATGCAGGACGGACGCCTTTATATTGCGGGTATCGGTGCCGGTATTGAGAACACCCCGACGGCATGCAGAGTCAGGTGCTGCTGGCAGCAGACAGGATTGCGATGATTAATCCTGCGAATGGCAACACAAAGCCGATGTTTGTTGGTCAGGGCGATCAGATATTCATGAATGAAGTGTTCCTGAAATATCTGACGGCTCCCACCATTACCAGCGGCGGTAATCCTCCGGCATTTTCCCTGACACCAGACGGGAGACTGACGGCGAAAAATGCGGATATCAGTGGCAGTGTGAATGCGAACTCAGGGACGCTCAACAATGTCACGATTAACCAGAACTGTACGATTAAGGGCATGCTGGAGGCGACCCAGGTCAGAGGAGATTTCGTTAAAGCTGTATCAAAAGCCTTCCTGAAAAAAGTCGGTACGTGGGGTAACACGGAAACACCAAACGGTACGGTTACAGTCACCATCAGCGATGATCATAACTTTGACCGCCAGATTATTATTCCGCCCATTATTTTTAACGGTATAGCGTATGACGATCCGGGGAGCGGAAATAACCCAGGAGGCACGCGATACACGGGTTATGGTTTTGAAGTTCGCAAAAACGGCGTATTAATCGCATCCAGAGAAACTAAAGGGGCCATTCCCGGTAGTTACAGTGCAGTTATTGATATGCCGAGTGGCAGGGGAAGCGTCACTCTGGAGTTTAAGATTTTCCAGAAAGGCAATCAGGGGGCAGGCAATATCACCGACTGTACGGTGATTGTGACCAAAAAAGCCGCTTCCGGCATCAGTATTCGTTGAAATATTTATAACCCCAATAACGGGCGTCAGAAATGACGCCTTTTTTATTGCAGAAAAGCGAGAGGTAATTATGCGTAAACTTTATGCCGCCATTTTGTCCGCAGCCATTTGTCTGGCCGTATCCGGTGCGCCTGCATGGGCGTCTGAACATCAGTCCACGCTGAGCGCGGGGTATCTTCATGCCTCGACGAACGTTCCCGGCAGCGATGATCTGAACGGGATTAACGTGAAATACCGTTATGAGTTTACGGACACACTGGGGATGGTGACGTCATTCAGCTATGCAGGAGACAAGAATCGCCAGCTTACCCGTTACAGCGATACCCGCTGGCATGAAGATTCCGTGCGTAACCGCTGGTTCAGCGTAATGGCGGGGCCGTCTGTGCGCGTGAATGAATGGTTCAGCGCGTATGCGATGGCGGGTGTGGCTTACAGCCGTGTGTCGACTTTCTCCGGGGATTATCTCCGCGTAACTGACAACAAGGGGAAAACGCACGATGTGCTGACCGGAAGTGATGACGGTCGCCACAGCAACACGTCTCTGGCGTGGGGAGCTGGCGTGCAGTTTAACCCGACCGAATCCGTGGCCATTGATATTGCTTATGAAGGCTCCGGCAGTGGCGACTGGCGCACTGACGGTTTCATCGTGGGTGTCGGTTATAAATTCTGATTAGCCAGGTAACACAGTGTTATGACAGCCCGCCGGTTCAGGCGGGCTTTTTTGTGGGGTGAATATGGCAGTAAAGATTTCAGGTGTACTGAAAGACGGCACAGGAAAACCGGTAGAGAACTGCACCATTCAACTGAAAGCCAGACGGACCAGCACCACGGTGGTGGTGAACACGGTGGCCTCTGAAAATCCGGATGAAGCCGGTCGTTACAGCATGGACGTTGAGTACGGTCAGTACAGCGTCATTCTGTTGGTGGAGGGATTCCCGCCGTCACATGCCGGGACCATCACCGTGTATGAAGATTCTCAACCCGGTACGCTGAATGATTTTCTCGGTGCCATGTCGGAGGATGACGTCCGGCCGGAGGCACTGCGCCGTTTTGAACTGATGGTGGAAGAGGTGGCGCGTCACGCTGAGGAGGCGAAGAAGAATGCCGGAGAGGCGGAGACGTCAGCGAGGAATGCCGGCATATCAGCCAGTCAGGCAGAAGAGAGCGCTGCAAATGCTGACACTTCAGCAGGGGAGGCATCGGAGTCAGCCCGGCAGGCGGCAGAAAGTGCAGCCGCTGCAAAGCAGTCAGAGGAGGCGTCCTCGTCCTCGGCTTCTGCGGCCGCTCAAAAAGCCAGTGAGTCATCACAAAGTGCAGCAGAAGCTGAATTGTCAAGAAAGACGGCAGAAAGTGCAGCCGGTAATGCAGCCAGGGATGCAACGACCGCAACAGAAAAAGCCCGGGAGTCAGCAGAAAGCGCACAGTCAGCGGAACAAAGCAGGATAGCGGCGGAAGAGGCCGTAAACCGAATCCCCACCGTGGTGGGACCTCCCGGGCCAAAGGGGGAACAGGGGCCCGCGGGTCCTCAGGGGCCGAAGGGTGATAAGGGAGAGCGCGGTGACACCGGCCCTGTCGGGGCAACCGGCGAACGGGGACCGGCAGGTGATGCTGGTCCGGCAGGCCCGCAGGGGCCGAAAGGTGACATGGGAGAGCGGGGAGAGACCGGTCTGACGGGAAATGCAGGTCCACAGGGTCCAAAGGGAGATACCGGTGCGGCAGGCCCGGCAGGCCCACAGGGACCGAAAGGAGAAACAGGTGCGGCTGGCCCGGTGGGGGCAACCGGACCTCAGGGGCCGAAGGGCGACCCGGGGGAGACGCAAATACGGTTCCGTCTGGGGCCGGGAAACATTATTGAGACAAACAGCAATGGCTGGTTCCCGGATACAGATGGCGCACTCATCACCGGACTGACCTTTCTTGACCCCAAAGATGCCACACGGGTTCAGGGTTTTTTTCAGCATTTGCAGGTCAGGTTTGGTGACGGGCCGTGGCAGGATGTTAAGGGGCTGGATGAAGTGGGCAGTGATACAGGCAGAACAGGAGAATGACATGAACATACTAAAAAAACTTATGCAGCGTCTGTGTGGTTGCGGAAAGCATGATGACCGTGAACACGGGGAGTTACTTACAGCACAGCTGCGACTGGGGCCGGCAGACATCCTGGAGTCAGATGAGAATGGCATTATCCCGGAGCAGGACAGGGTAATCACGCAGGTGGTGATACTGGATGCGGATAAAAAGCAGATACAGTGCGTGGTAAGACCGCTGCAAATCCTGCGTGCTGACGGGACGTGGGAAAATATTGGCGGGATGAAGTAACCCGACAGCTTCACAAAACCGGAGTCCGGCTCCGGTTTTTGTGTTGCAATGTCCGGGGGATATTTGTTAAGTAGATTGTATTGTATGTAAAGGCAGAGCTCCGAATTTTACTGTTGTAAGTGGGCCTGGCGGGAATGGTATCGCCAGCATCATTGGCTTGGGTCCAGTAAAAAGAGACGCAGAAAGATGCACAATAGGCACTACGCGTCATGCATGGATTAGGTCGCTCATCATTTACACAGTACTGCTAAAAAATTATTAAGGAAAGCGCGGCACTTCGTATGTAAGAGCGTGTCGCGGTTGGCTGGTGAACTTTCGATAGTGCGAGTATTGAATGATTTCCAGCCGTTACCGATTTACGTGTTTATTAGCGAACAAACCACTCGTCAGCAGACTCCCAGGTATCTTTCAGCGTCTCCTGAACAAAAGTTTTTGCAGAATCTTTATCGGCGGTGCGAGTAACTGAAAGGCCATCGTTGCTGGTGGATTTGATGATCACTTCTACATCGTCATAACGTTTACTGACACGTCGCAGCATTTCTTGTTGCAGGGCAGGAACAGAACCTTTTGGCATTTTGTTGATTTTGGCTGCGGGGTATCTGTGGGGCATATATGGGACATAAAAAGGCCTCAAATAAACAGCAAAATCGAGATTAGGGATTTTTAGAAAAAATACAACCATCTGAAAAAACTTAGAAAACACCCAAAAACCCACAGAATAGTAAAAAACATCTATGAATTATGGATTTCCAGTTATATTCGCTCGGCGCAGCGTTAGTGTTTCATGAAATATTTTTTCCTGAATCATCAACGGCAATGGCGTTAATTTTGGCAATGGGAACCTACGGTGCAGGTTATGTGGCGCGTATTGTCGGAGCATTTATTTTCGGCAAAATGGGCGACAGAATAGGGCGTAAAAAAGTGCTCTTTATTACCATCACCATGATGGGGATCTGTACCACCTTAATTGGTGTGTTACCGACCTATGCACAGATTGGTGTTTTTGCCCCCATCTTGCTGGTGACGCTGCGTATTATTCAGGTGAACCGCCCCGGGTTTCCTGGAGAGTGTTTTATCTGTGAACTCAGGCTGCCAGATCATCGTTTCCGATGGAAGCATAATAAGCTTTTTCTGCTTCTGCCGGAGGAGTATGGCCCAGCCTTTCCAGCAATCGTCGATTGTTATACCAGTCCACCCACGTGAGTGTGGCCAGTTCCACTTCTGCACGGTTTTTCCAGCTCTTACGGTGTATTACCTCCGCTTTGTAAAGACCATTGATGCTCTCCGCCATCGCGTTGTCATACGAGTCGCCTGTACTTCCTGTTGATGCCAGTAATCCGGCTTCCTTAAGCCGCTGTGTGTAGGCCAGCGATACATACTGAGAACCTTTATCACTGTGATGGACCGTGCCGGACGGTCGACGGGCCCATAACGCCTGCTCCAGTGCATCCAGCACGAATGTCGTCTCCATGGACGATGAGACCCGCCACCCCACAATGTATCCGGCAAACACATCAATGATGAACGCCACATAGACGAAGCCCTGCCATGTGCTGACGTAAGTAAAATCAGCCACCCACAGCTGGTCAGGTCGTTCTGCCACGAACTGACGGTTTACGCGGTCGCCTGCGGCAACGGCTTTCCGGCTGATGGTCGTACGGACCTTTTTACCCCGGAGAACACCGGCAAGTCCCATAACCGCCATGAGACGTGCCACAGTGCATCTGGCCACTCTGATACCTTCCCGTAACAACTGACGCCAGACTTTACGCACACCGTATACCTTGTGATTTTCATCGTATACGCGCTGTATCTCTTTCTTCAGCCAGTCATCGCGCTGCGCACGGGCACTGCGTTTATCCGGATGATGTCGCTGTTGCTGACAGTGGTAATACGTTGACGGGGCAATATGCAGTTCGCTGCATAGCGGTCCGACCCCGTACTGCTCACGCAGCTTATCCAGCAGTGGCAT